ACGCGCCTGAACGTCAGCATGACGCGATCACCCGACGGATGCGGCTCGCTGTACTCCAGCTTCCACCCCGCCATCTCGACGCGAGTGACGAGCCTTTCCGACTTGTGGACGCCGCCAATCGCCACGCGGTTGTGAACCGCCAGCCCCCGCTTGTGCGCCCGCAGGGCTGCCGGATCGGGTGTGAGCGGCTTCGGTGCGCCGGCTATGTGCTTCCCGAAGAGCTTGAACTCCACGACGTCCCCCGAATCTTGAGCGGCCCCCTGCCGCGGATGACGACCAGCGTAGGACACGAACCCTGTGGAGGTGGCGATATGGCGTGGGACGGAAGCACCCGCAGGAGCCGCCTCCCCAAGAACTGGCCGACCATCCGGCGCCGCATTATCCGCCGTGACGGAGGCGTCTGCGTGGCCCTGTACAGCGACGGCCGACGATGTGAGCTGCCGGGTTCAGACGTGGATCACATAGCCCCTGGAGACGACCACAGGGACGAGAACCTGCAGCTCCTGTGCACGTGGCACCACAGGCAGAAGTCCAGCAGCGAGGGAGGCACAGCAGCCACCCACACGCGGGCCTCTGTGCATAGGCCCCCTTCTACACACCCTGCCCTGGAGGACTGATGAGAGCCTTGCTGCAGATGGTGCGTGTGTGGGTGGATCTCAACCTGCCTATGCGGTCAGGTGGGTACACCACCACGCACAGGGCAGGCACGCATAGCGTGGTCTGCTGCTGCCACAGGTGGCAGCACACACATGCATGTGATGTGCGTGTGATGCGCATGCTGCGTGCTGCGTACGTGGGTGCACAGGGCCGCCCATGAGCGGCGCCCATGTGGTGCTGGAGGAGGCAGAGGACACAGGCGAGGATGGACTCAGTATTACGCGCGTGATCGTCAATGGCGTTGATGTTGGTCGACTTGCGAAGCCTCCGAAGATCGCAGTCGGAACTCAGGCTGACCGAACGCTGACGACTGTGACGATCACGCTCGTGCCGGCTCGCCTGGAGATCCGTGGCGAGCATGCTGACGGTGATCGTCGCGAGGCCCGCGCGGGCTTCACAGCGAAGATCGATTAGCCCCGCCCCAGGGGGGTGACCCCCGCCGGCCCGATACGAAGACCGTAAGAGTGCTGGGCGTCGCGGTCTGTACGGGTCTGGGGACTTGAAATCAGGCTTTCGAGCCGGCTGTCCTGGCAGGCCGTCAGGCGCCCATACAGGTCTTCCTAGGGGCATCTGGGCGGCTTGGGAGGCGGTTTACCGTAACGCGCCGGCTCTGGTGGCGTTCCATAGAACTGCAGGTCAGGCCATGTATTACCGTAACGCGCCGTGCTAGGATGGGGCTCATGGAGAAGGAGAACGCAGTCTGCGCCTGGTGCCCGGAGCCGCTGAAAGCCAGCCGCTCGCACCGTGCACGCTTCTGCTCCACCCGCTGCCGCATGGCGTCTCACCGCGCGGCGAAGAACAACCCGCTCCCCGCGGAGCTGACGACCTGCGACAGGTGGGTTCGACGCTCCTCCACGAAGGTCCCACTGACGATCGGCGACATGCCGGCCAGCAGCACGGACCCGCGGACGTGGAGCAACTACAAGGACGCCTCCGCCTCGTTGGCCGGCGTCGGTCTGGGCTTCGTGCTCTCTGACGTCGACGACGTGGTCTGTATCGACCTGGACCACTGTCTCAACCCGCTCACCGGGCGACTCGCCCCGTGGGCAGCAGCCATCGTGCGCGACGCAGGCACCACCTACGTAGAGGTGTCCCCGTCCGGTGATGGACTGCACATCTGGGGCCACGCGGACGTCCGACAGGGACGCCGCATCCGACGCCCTGACGGTACGGCCGTGGAGCTCTACGGGACCGGCCGGTACATCGCAATGACGGGGCGCCGACATGGCAACGCCCCGTCGATCCTTGCGAACATCTCCGCGGTGGTGACCACGCTGACGGCGTAGCTCTCGACATGGGGCGCGCTCACCGACTGGTCCACCACGCTGCCCCGGAGCACGCTGCGGTAGTCACTAGCGTGATTAGCCACGCCGGAATCTTCTGGATGGTCAAGTGCAGGCCCCCGCAGCGAAGTTCGAGCTGTGGTGGCCGACTGCGATGCTCTGCTGTTCGGCTCATGAATTCAGTTCAGCACACTTCAATTCAGTTCAGCACCCTCAGCGGGGAGCTTAAAAAACTTGCCCTGCCGAGCATCGCAACCCTTGGGTACGAATTTATGTGAACTTGGCTGGTTGCACGTAAGTAGCTGATCGTCTGAGCAATCAACTGGGCGAACATTTGGTGTTGATACCGACATAACTGCGCAGGGCCTAGAAGACATAGGCGATCTACGGTGAGTCCGCTGAAGGGAGATTCCATGGCCGGACGAGGCCCCGCCCCAAAAGACCCAACCAAGCGCCGCCGGCGCAATGCCGCGGACCCCGAAACCGTCATCACCGCTGACGACGAGGTACGGGGCCCCGAACTCCCCGAAGGCGTCCTAGGCGCTGACAAGGACGGTGTCCTCTACGAGTGGCACCCCATGACCGTCGCGTGGTGGCAGACCTGGCGCGAGTCGCCGCAGGCGTCCACCTTCACGGACACGGACTGGGCTTTCCTCCTGGACACGGCACTCATGCACACGTCGATGTGGTCTAAGGGCCAGTGGACGCTTGCCGCCGAAGTCCGCCTCAGAGCAGCCAAGTTCGGCGCTACGCCGGAAGACAGGGCCCGCCTGAAGCTCAAGGTCGACGACCCCACGCCAGCCCGTCAGGCGCCCGTACAGGCCCCTCAGAACGTCACTGACATCACTTCACGCAAGGCGAGGCTGACCGGATAACTCCAGAGAGGGGGCGTCGATGCCGCACGTCACGGTACGCGCCCCCGGACACGACCGCTCCCGCTCTCTGGGCTGGCTCGCGGTCGCATGGATGGAGTATTTCGTCGTCCACGGTCCTGGCGACGTTCAGGGCATGCCGGTCTCCCACGGCGACGAGTACACGGGCTTCGTCGTCGACTGCTACGCATTGGGAGAGGGCGGTAAAGACGACGGCCGCATGATGTACGACTCCGCGTTCTTCTCTCGCCCGAAGGGCTGCGACAAGTCCGGCCTGGGCGCGCGGCTTGGTCTCTTCGAGGCTCTCGGACCCTGCCGGTTCTACGGCTGGGCTGAGGGTGGGGAGGTCTACGAGGACCCGTGGGGTCTCGGCTTCCGCTACGTCTACGAGGCCGGCGAGCCGATGGGCCGCCCGGTCACCGTGCCGTATCTCCGGATCATGGCCACTGAAGAGGGCCAGACCGGCAACGTCTACGACACGATTTACTTCAACCTGACCGACGACGCTGCCCGCCTCAGCCACGTTCCGAACGTCGACCCTGGCCTGACGAAAATCAACCTTCCCGACGGCGGAGAAATCACGCCGTCCACCGCCTCGTCCTCGTCGAAAGACGGCGGCAAGGAAACGTGGGTCTGCTTCGACGAGACTCACCTCTACAACACCCCCGAACTCCGCCGCATGTACGCCACAGTGACGCGTAACCTCCGCAAGCGGAAGAAGATCGCGCAGACGTGGTACCTCGAAACGACGACGATGTTCGCCCCGGGGCAAGACTCCGTAGCTGAGCGGACTTACGAGGAAGCGGAGGCCATCCGCGAGGGTCGTAAGAAGCGCGGTCGCGCGAGGTTGATGTACGACCACCGTTACGGCGTCGTCAAGGACTTGAAGGACGAGGTCGAACTCCGCGCAGCCCTCCGCGACGCGTACGGCGACGCGATGGAGTGGATCGACGAAGACACGCTCGTCGACGATTTCTACGACCTCCGCAACGACTCCGCGGACGGCAAGCGCTACTTCCTGAACAGCCGGACGTCCTCCTCCGACGCGTGGATGGACCCGGACGCGTGGGAGCTGTGCCGGCGCGAAGAGGAGATAGCCGCGGGCGAACTCGTCACCCTGGGCTTCGACGGCTCCATCAACGACGACGCAACCGCCCTTGTGGCCTGCCGCGTATCTGACGGCCACCTACAGCTACTCGGCTGCTGGGAGAAGCCGGAAGGCCCCGAAGGCGAAGGCTGGCAGGTCGACCGTGAATCCGTCGACAGCGCCGTTGCTCGCGCGTTCGACCGCTACGAGGTCTGCGGCTTCTACTGTGACCCGCCCAAATGGCAGGACTACGTGGACAAGTGGACCGCGGAGCACGGCGAGGGGCTCCAGATCAGCGCCACGCAGGCTCGCCCGCTGGAGTGGTGGACGACGCGCCCGACGGCCATGGAGCACGCCTTGGACCGCTTCGTGGAGGCCGTCGACGACAAGGCCCTTTCCTACGCCGGCACCGACAAGGCTGACGACGAGGAGCCCTACTCGAAGCTGGGCGCCACGCTCACCCGCCACGTGTTGAACGCGAAGCGCCGCCCGATGGGTCGCAATCACATCGGTATCGGCAAGGAACACCCCAAGTCGCCGAAGAAGATCGACGCCGCCATGTCCGCCACGCTCGCCTATGAGTGCCGCGCTGACGCCGTCGCAGCTGGAATCACCAAGCGGAAGAAGCGGACCGGCCGCCTTCGCGCATTCTGAGGAGGGTCCACTAGTGCCTATTGATGCCACGCAGGTGGAGTCTCCCGGATGGTGGCTCAAGCGGCTCGGGAAGAAGCTCCTGGACGAGCGCGACGACTCTCGGCCGGACTGCAACGGAGAGATCACTCCGGGCCTGGACACGCTGAAGCGCTACGCCGAAGGCCGCGCACCTCTGCCGCATGTGCCTGGCGTCGACCCGGCGGAGGTTGCCGCATGGATGAAGGACGCCCGCACCAACTGGACGTCGCTCGTCATCGACTCTCCGACGGAGCGCATGGGCGTTGATGGCTTCCGCTTCGGGGCGGCCAAGAGCGGCAAATCCGCCAAGACCGCGGACGACGACGCGAACCGCATCTGGCAGGAAAACCAGATGGACGCGGACAGCGACCTTGTTCACTACGGCGCCCTGTCACAGCGACGCGCCTTCGTCCTCGTCGAGAAGGGCGACGACGGCCGGCCCGTGCTGACCCACGAGACGCCCTACCAAGTCGCCGTGGAGTACGAGCCCGGGAACCGCCGCAAGATCCGCGCGGGACTGAAGCTCAGGCGCGACGACTGGACCGGCGGGACGGTGGCCACCCTGTGGACGCCTGACACGAACTACGGCTTCACCGCCAAGACTGCCAATCCCGCCTTCTACGACAGTACGGCGACGTTGCGCCAGTGGGACGCGCTCTCGCTCCCCACTGTCACTGACGGGCAGTGGACGAACGAGCTGGGAGCCGTCCCCCTCGTCCCCTTCGTCAACCGACGGAACCGCAGCCTTGACGGCTTTGCTGAGCACGAGGACGTGCTCTCGATCCAGAACCGCATCAACCTGTCCTTGATCAACCTCATTGCGGCGATGAAATACGGCGCCTTCCGTCAGCGGTACGCCGCTGGCCTGGAGGTCGACGAGGACCCGATTACGGGCGCTGCGATCCAGCCGTTCCAGCTGGACATTCGGAAGCTCTGGACCACCGACAACCCCGACGTGAAGTTCGGGGAGTTCGCTGCAACGGACCTCGTTCCCTACGTACGCGCCGTGGAGGCCGCAGTCCAGGACCTGGCAGCCATCTCCCGGACACCGCCTCACTACCTGATCGGCGCCGTGGTCAACGTCTCCGGCGACGCTCTGAAGGCCGCAGAGACCGGATTGATCTCCAAGGTTCGCGACCGGCAGCGCACATTCGGCGACAGCTGGGAGTCCGTCATGCGCCTGGCCTTCAAGGTCACTGGCGACGAGGACAAGGCGACGTCGTTCGACGCTGAGACCCTCTGGCGCGACCCTGAGTCCCGCACGATCTCCGAGCTTGCCGACGCTGCTGTGAAGAAGGCGTCCGCTGGCGTTCCGTGGCGGCAGCGCATGGAGGACATGGGCTACACGCCGTCGCAGATCGACCGTATGGAAATCGACCGCGCGGCCGACGCTCTGAACGCCGCACCCGCGGAAGACCCGCAGCCGGCGTCCCTCCAGGCCAAGCGCGACGCCAAGCAGCCCACGGGCAAGCCCGTGATCGGACGTGAAGATGTCCCTGACGCGGCTTGACCGCCAGTACGGGACAGCAGTCCGCAACACCTGGGCGACGACCCTAGGACGCACCTCGCGCGTATGGACCGATCTCGGCTCCTGGCGTGAGGGCGACGTCCGGCGCTTTGAGCGGACTGCGCTTCCCGTGCTCTTGGCCGGACAACGACGAGTGGCGAGCCTGACGGCTTCGTACCTTGAGCAGCTCTACCGCGAGATTGACGGCACCGGGCCCCGCGTGGACCTGGACTTCGACAGGGTGACCGGACGTGCGCTTCGCGACGTCGACCCCAACGAGGTCTACCGGAGGCCGTTCAAGGAGATCTGGAACGCGCTGGACCATGACGTCGCCTTTGACGACGCTCTGAAGCGTGGAACCCGCCGCCTGGAGACGATCGCTAAGACCGACCTCCAGCTAGCCCGCACGCACACGGTGCGCGAGGTGGGCGACGACATGCCCCGCTTCCAGTACACCGTTCGTGAGCTGCAAGGGGAGTACGACTGCGCTCTCTGCATGATTGCCTCCACGCAGCGCTACCGGAAACGGGACCTGGCGCCGATTCACCCCGGCTGTGACTGCCTCGTGAAGTTGGTGACGGCTGACGAGGATCCGGGCCAGGTCGTCGACGAAGAGAAGTTGGAGCGCATTCACGACCTCGTCGACGAGGCACTTGGGAAGAGCGACCGCGGAGGACGAGCGGTCGACTACCGAAAGATCATCATCGCCAACGAGCACGGAGAGATCGGCCCGGTCCTCGGATTCAAGGGTCAGCGGTTCTCCGGCCCCGGCGACATCAACCTTCCGACCTGACGCCCGCCACGGGCTGACGACTCCCGACAGGGGAAACCACCATGCCTGAGCCAGAGACTCCGCCTGCCGTCAACGAGCACGGCTACCCCGACGCGACTCCGGTTGCTGACATGAGCGCCGAACATCAGGCCGCGTACTGGAAGTTCCAGTCCCGCAAGCACGAACAGCGAGCAAGCGCCGGGCCGGACGCCGCGGAGCTGGAGCGCCTGCGCGCTGCGGAGGCGGAACTAGCCACCCGCAAGGCCGCTGACCTCACCGACGCAGAGCGGCTCCAGGCAGAAAAGGACGCTGCGGAGACTGCCCGCCTGACCGCTGAGCGCGAGCGGGACGAGGCACGGGCCGACGCCCTGCGAATCACCGTGGCGGCTGAGAAGGGACTCACCCCTGCGCAGGCCAAGCGTCTCCAGGGCTCCACGAAGGAAGAGCTGGAGACCGACGCGGACGACCTCTTGAAGGACTTCGCGCCCTCCACCCTCGGCACCCCTCCGCCTCCGCCTCGCGCGGGTGGCGCCCGTGGGGGCGACGTAGGCGGCAACATCCGTACCACTGCAACCGGCGCGGACCTGTACCGCCAGCGTCACGGCAAGAACTGACCTATCCCTCACAGGAGGATCCATGAATCTCGGACTCATCACTGAGAGCTTCTCTCAGGACCGGCGTGACTGGCTGGCGGGTGCGCACGGGACGGACATCGTCGCGTCCGTGACGCTGGACGTCACCAAGTTCACCGCTGGCACCCACTACCCGGACGGCTACGTCAAGAGCGGCATTCCGCTGGGCAAGATCACGACCGGCGGGAAGTACGGCCCATACGATGACGCGGCCTCTGACGGACGTCAGACCTGCGTCGGCTTCCTCTACACGGGCGTGGAGGTCGTGACGCAGCGCGGCCAGGTGCTCACTTCTGCCGTCGCCTCCATGCTCGTCCACTGCGCGGTCAAGGAGTCCAAGCTCCCCGTCGCCGTCGATGCCGCCGGCAAGGTCGATCTGGCCTCCCGCGTCATCTTCGTCTGAGAGAGGTAACAACCAACTATGCAGCTCATTGACGAGTTCGCGACCCCGGCGGAACTCACCGGGTACGCGCGGGCGGCTCTGGCGGACCGCGACGAGAATCAGCTCACGCTGGACCGCTGGCTCCCGAACCGCACCATCAACGACCTGAGCTACCGCTTCACGCGCGGTGGCGGTGGCCTGACCGAAGCTGCGGTGTTCCGTGGCTTCGATGCGTCGGCCGACGTCGGCGTCCGGCCCGGTGGCGCGCGAGTGTCCGGCGAACTGCCGCCCATCTCGCGGAAGATCCCTGTCGGCGAGTACGAGCGCATCAAGCGCCGGAACGTCGACACCCAGAACGCTGAGATCCGTGACGCGATGCTGGACGACGGCGTGCGACTCGCCCGCCAGATCGAAGCCCGTATGGAGCTGGCGCGCGGTGAGGCCATCTTCAACGCGTCCGTCGCGCTGAACGAGAACGGTGTTCAGGCGAGCGTGGACTTCGGTCGTGCGGCCGGCCACACCGTAACCGCCGGCACCGTCTGGTCCGACCCGGCGGCCGACGTCATCGGCAACTTCCAGACGTGGCTGGAGGTCTACAACGACACCAACGGTGGTGACCCGGACTCCGTTCTGATCTCCCGCGCCATCTGGACGGCTCTGAAGCGCAACACGCAGCTCCGCGGCCTCTCCACCACGGGTGCGACCGCTCCGTCCATTCTGACGGACTCGCTCCTCGCTGCGATCCTCGCTGACCACGGCATCCCGCCGCTGGTCCGCTACGACGCGAAGGTGAACGTCGCGGGCGTCTCCACCCGCATCACGCCGAACGACAAGCTGGCCTTCATGCCGGCGCAGGGCGACGCGCTGGGGCAGACCCTGTGGGGCGTTCCCGTGGAGGCAGATGACGCACGGTACGGCCTGGCTGGCGACGCTGCCGGCGTGGCTGTCGGTGCGTACAAGACGGAGGACCCGCAGACCGTGTGGACCCGTGCAACCGCCATCGCACTCCCTGTCGTTGCGGCCCCGGACCTGACCTTCGTCGCCGACGTTCTCTGACCTGAAACGCGAGGCATTCACGTATGGCAACCCTGAAGACGAACGTCCACGTGACGGACTCCGCGGGAGTGAGCCACGTGTTCGGTCCCGCGGACGAGGTCCCGGAGTGGGCACAGGCGCTCATCACAAATCCGAAGGCGTGGCTGGAGCCGCCCGTCAGTCGACTTACGGAGCCTGCTCCGGTGCCGGCCGCGAAGAAGGCAGCTCCAGCCAAGCGCGCTCCGGCGCGACGGAAGGCGGGCGGCAGTGCTGTTTCTGACGGCTGAGCTTCGCGCCCTCCTCGGCACGCCGATCAGCGACGAGCGAGCGGAGCTGGCTCACGAGCTGGCGGAAGACGCGATCCTTGGCGAGGTGGGGGCCCGGATCTCCGTACCTCCGCAGCACGGCGTCAAGAGCGTGGCTCTCAGCATTGCCGCTCGCATCCTGACCAACCCGCAAGGGCTCCGGTCGGAACAGGCGGGCGGCATGCTGCAGTCCTACGCCGACTCGCAGACAGGCGTGATCCTGTCTGACGACGAGCGGCGCCGGCTGCGACGAGCCGTCGGCATGGCGTCGGGCGCCGGAATGCTGAACATCGCCCCCATCGAAACTCGCATCAGTACGTATCCCTGGCGGCAGGCATGAGCCTGATCGCGGCCCTGATGTCGGGCACGTGGTACATCGAGCGCGCGGGGGAGCGGGTACGGGACTCTACGGGGTCGTGGGTGCCCGGTCCCCGCGTGCGCATCCGCATCGACAATTGCGCAGTTATGAGCCCGTACGGCGTGACGGTCGGCTCGTCCTCGGAGACGCATGAGGCGAGTGACACCGTCGAGACACGACGCGTGTTCGCCGCCCCACTCGGAACCGACGTCCGCCCCTCTGACCGAATCGCCAACGAAGACGGCTCGGAGGTCTGGGAGGTCATCGGCCGACCGCTCGTCTTCCCGCTGACGTCCCTTGCGCGCGTGGAGGCGACCCTCAAGGAGGTGACTGGCTGATGGCGTTCCGGAGCAAGTACACCGGTAAGTACGCCGGTCTTGGACGCATGGTCAGTCGCCCCTGGCTCGCTAAACCGTGCCGAGATGCTGCCGTCGAGATCATGCACGTAGCGGAGGCGATTGCCCCGGTCGGTAACCCGGCAGAGGATAAGCACCCCGGATGGTACAAGCGCAGTTTCAGCGTCGTCCCCGTCAACAAGAACGTGCCTTTCCGCGGCCAGCCCCGGCAGCGATTCGGCGCCGCTGTCATCAACACCGCTCCGCACGCCTGGCGCGTGGAAACCGGAGATGGGCGAGTCCCGCGTTATGCAGTGATGCAACGCGCGGTGGACGCCGTGAAGGCGGCGCACAGTGGCTGACATCGAAGCAGTCCTCGCCCCCTGGCTGGAGCAGCGTTTCGACGTCTTCGCGGCAGCCGAGACCCCCGCGGACCTGGAGGAGACGCTTCCCATGATCCGCGTGGAGCGCATTGGCGGGGCGGACGAGCGCTTCTCGCTCCATCCACGCGTCGCAGTCGACGTTTTCGCCGCAACGGCTGACGAGGCCCGCACCCTAGCTAACAGCATGCGAGATGCCCTCGTCTTCCTGAGCGGCCCTGTGGGCGCCTCCGTGGTGCGCTCCGTCCGATGCGACGCCGGTCCATCACGACAACCGTGGGTGAACGAGGCGGTCTACCGACGTGGCGCCACATACACCGTGAGCCTCCGGGCCGCGTAACCCCAACCTCCCAACTCCGTGAGTCGACTCGCGGAGCCCTTACGCATGCCCTGGAGGCATCATGGCGGACACCCGCAATGCCGATCTCACGTTCGGCGCAACTGACTACATCGTGTACGCAGCGGCGGTCAACACGACCATGCCCGTAGCGTTCGCGGATCCCGCGAGTCCCTGGGTGAACCTCGGCTGGATCACCACGGAGGGCGGACTCTTCAAACGCGAGGATGAGACGAAGGACGTCGAAGCGGCGGGCAGCCTGGAGCCGATCCGCACCCTGATGACGAAGTCCGTGAAGTCGGCTCAGGTCACGTTCCTGGAGGCCATGAACCCGTTCGTGCGCTCCCTGTACGACAACGTTCCGATTGCGGACCTGGAGCCCACGACTGACGTCGTGACGTACGACCTCCCCGACAAGCCGGCGGACCTCCGCTACGCCTTCCTCTTCGACACCGCTGACGGTGACAAGCGGATGCGGCTCTACGCCCCCAACGGTCTCGTAGTCGAGCGTGGCGACGAGCAGCCGCAGACCAGCGACGTCATGCCGCTGCAGATGACGTTCAAGTTCTTCAAGGGTGCTGCGAACGCTGCGGCCGTGAAGCGCAGCATCAAATACGGCGGGATCGACGTCACGAGCTTCTTCCCCGAGACGCCGTAACACAGCCAGCGACGCCCTGTACCGCGCGGGTCCGGGGCGTCGCTTCATCCCCTTCAGATCCACAAGACCCGCGCGCTGAACCACATTTACCTGACATAGGAGACCCGCGCCCATGACTGACATCACCCCCGCTGAGGCACAGGAGAACGAGGCTTCCGAGGAGTACGCGACCGTCCCCCTGGACGGCGTGGATCTGCGTATCAAGCCCGCGTCCAAGTGGCGGCCGTCGTACCTGCGAGCCCTCCGGAACGGCGACTACGACGGCTGGGCGGCCGGCGTGCTGCACGAGGACGACGTGACTACGTTCATCGAGCTGGACGCCACCTTCGAAGACATCAACACCTTCACCACGTCCGCCATGGAGTCCACGGGCGAGGCCCCGGGAAAGTCCTCTGGACGTGCGAAGTCCTCGCGGACCACGCGGAAGCGCTAGAAGCTGACTTGGCGTTCCGCGGCATTGACCTCCTGGACGTCTACCGCGGACGCCTGTCGCTGCGCCGGCTGCGGGTGCTGATTCAGCATCTGCCGCCGGAGAGCGCGACGAAGACCGCCCTCCGCAACGCTTCACCTGAGCCCGATCCATCGGCCCCTGCGCCGGAGTTCCGCCCGGACAAGGCGGCATGGAGCAGCGAAATGATGCTCCTGGCGGACATCAAAGATCAACTGGTGCTGGCTCGATCCGTGGCCATCGCAGCTGCAGGCGGAACCCCGCCCGACTTCACACCCACACCCCGACCGGGGGTCGCCCCAGCGTCTGCGTCCCCGAAGCGGATGACTGACGAGATGCGCCGCGCGCTTGACCCGCGGCTGAGAAACCAGCCGAAGGAGGCGTGAGGATGCCGGATCTTGACATTGTGGGCGGTGCGGCGGTCGACGTCGTACCGGTCATCCCCCAGTTCCACACCAAGCTCAAAGCCCTCGTCCTCCCCATTGCTGACAAGGTCGGCGAAGAGGCCGGCAAGCGCATGGGGGAGGCGATCTCGAAGAACATCGTGATCGCCATCCCGCAGGCCATCAATCAGGGCGGCAAGCTGGGCGTCCGCGCGGCCGGCAAGCAGGGTGACGACGCGGGTGGAGCGTTCGCGCGCTCCATCCGCCGCAAGCTCGAAGCGGCCTTCAAGGCGATGCCGAAGCTGAACGTGAAGTTGGGCGACGAGGGCGTTGACGCCGAACTGGCGCGTATCCGGGCCAAGCTGGAGCAGCTGAGCGGTAAACGGATCGGCATCGACGTCAGCGCGGAGGCCGCGGAAGCGGAGATCACGCGACTGGAGGAGAAGCTCCGAGAGCTGGGAGCCCAGCATCCCAACGTCGCTGTTCGCGCCGATACCGCCACTGCCCGCGCCGCACTTGCGGAGATCCGCGCCGAGATCGCGGCAATCGGCGGTCGAAAGACCGTCACGGTAGAGGTCGACGGCGCGTTTGGTGCCAAGCTCCGTGCGGTCGTCGCAGAGGCGCAGGCGTCCATTCCGGACATCAACGTCGACGCCGACACCTCGCCGGCACGCGCTGAGATTCAGGGCCTGCGGGCCCGCCTGGAGGCGCTCTCAGACGCTCGCGTTGGAATCGACATCGACGCCGGAGAAGCTCTGGCCGAGATCACCGCGATTCAAACGCGTCTCGGAGTCCTCAGCATGCAGCGGACTGACATTGATGTCAGTGTGGACGCTGCTGCCGCTATCGCGCAGCTCCAGGCGCTTCGTGCGATGGCGGACGACACCAAGATCTTCCACATCAAGGCACTGGCGGACACCTCCGGGGCATCGAGTGCCCTGATGTCTCTCGGGATTCAAATCGTGGCGCTGGCCGCAATTCCCGTAGCTCCCGCGCTGCTCGCTGGCCTCGGGTCCATCGCAGCCATGGCGACGGCTGCGGGTGCTGGCGTGGGCGCTCTCGCCCTGGCGGCCATTCCCGCCATCAAGGGTGTGACCACCGCCATTACGGCGAAGAAGGCCGCGGAGGACGAGGCCAACAAGGCGACGGACAACGGCGCCAAGAGTGCAGTCCAGGCAACTCAGCGCGCCCTGCAAATGGCTGGCGCACAGGCGACCCTGTCGGCCGCACACCGCAACGCAGCACGCGCCGCGGAGCAGGCTAGCCGACAGATAGCCGACGCCGAACGGGCTGTAGGTGACGCTGTGCAGCGTGCTGCGGATCAGCGTCGGCAGTCTGCGGACACGATTGCCCGCGCGCAGGATGCTCTGACTGCTGCTCACCGAAAGGTGCGTGACGCGCAGGCATCTCTGACTGACGCCAACGTCAGTGCACGGCAGGCGGAGCAGGATCTCACGCAGGCTCGTCGTGACGCCGCACAGCAGCTGAGGGACCTACAGGACCGACTCACTGACGGCGCCCTGGACCAGCGGGAGGCGACTCTTCGCGTTCAGCAGGCACAGCAGGAGCTGAACGAAACCCTGGCCGCCGCTGAGGTTGGCAAGGCCACGCAGCTCCAGGTTGAGGCGGCACAACTGGCGGCCGACCGGGCGAAGCAGCAGGCCAAGGAGCAGAAGCAGGACTACTCCGACCTGCAGAAGGATGCAGCGAAGCAGACTAAGGCCGGCGTCGAAGGATCCGACCTCGTCACCGCCGCACACAAGCGCGTGGCCGATGCTCAGAAGGGCGTCAAGGATCAGATCGAGTCGGTAGCCGACGCACAGAAGGACATGCGCGATCAGGCGAAGGCCGTAGCCGACGCTCAGTCGGACGCCGCCCGCGCACAGAGCCGCGCAGCACAGGACGTCGTCGACGCACAGCGGGGTGTCTCTGACGCTATGACGGCGTCGGCAGATGCGCAGGTGTCCGCAGCTGAGAGCATCGCCTCCGCAGAGCGCGGAGTGGAGTCCGCTCGACTCTCCGGCATCGACACCACTGCCTCCGCGATTACGAAGACTGATGAGTACAGCGAGGCACTCTCGAAACTGAGCGCCCCGCAGCGAGATCTCTTCGATGCCATCGCCGGCCCGAAGGGGTTGAAGCAGGCGTTCGACGACTGGCAGAAATCGCTACAGCCGGACGTCCTCCCGCTCTTCACCAACGGCGTGAACGGCATGAAGAACTCCCTCCCCGGTCTGACTCCGCTTGTTACCGGAGCGGCAGCCGGAATTCAGACGCTGATGGAGAAGGCATCGGCACAGATGAAGACGCCGTTTTGGGAAGGTTTCAAGGCTGACCTGAAGGAGAGCGTCGAACCGGCCGTAGTTGGTTTCGGGACGGCGTTCGGAAACGTCATCAAGGGCATCGCGGGAGTGATCGACGCCTTCCTGCCGCACATGGACGGAATCGTCACTAAGTCGGACAGCATCACGGGTCGTTTCGCCAAGTGGGGGACGAGCCTGAAGGGCAGTCCCGACTTTGAGAAGTTCCTTCAGTACGTCAAGGAAACGTCGCCCGGTCTTGCGTCTTTCATCGGTGACGTCCTGCGTTCTGTGCTGGATCTAGCTAAGGCCATTGCGCCGCTATCTCAGACCATGTTCGCCGTAATGAAGCCTATTCTCGACGGCATTTCGTGGATAGCTGTCCACTGTCCCGAGGCCGTACAGGCGTTGTGGCTGATGTGGACCGCCGTGAAGGCCATCAAGTTGATGATGGTCGCTTTCGGCGTCGTCATGGTCGCGTACAAGTCCGCCGTGATTCTGATAACCCTGCTCACGCAGGGGTGGGCTGCTGCAATGTGGGAGGCCAACCTCGCGTTTGAGGCCAACCCCATTGTCGCGATCGTGACGATCATCCTCGTCGCGATCGGACTGTTGGTGGCCGGCGTGATCTACGCGTACAAGCACTGGGATTGGTTCCGCGTAGCGGTTGACGCCACGTTCAGCGCCATTGCAACCGCTGCAACCTGGCTGTGGAGCACCATCCTCCAGCCCGTCTTTTCCGCCATCTGGACCGCCATCAAGGCCGCGGGTGATGTGGCGGTGTGGCTCTGGGAAAAGGCAATCAAGCCGACGTTCGACTTTCTTGCGGAGGCGGCTCAACTCCTGGTCACTGCACTGGTAACAGTGCTTCTCCTACCTGCGTACCTTGCGTTCCAGGCTCTGGGCGAAGTCGCCAAATGGCTCTGGGAGAAGGCGATCAAGCCCGCCTTCGACTCGATCGGTGAGGCCGCAACGTGGCTGTGGGACGAGGCCATCAGTCCCGCGTTCGGCTTCATCGGCGAAAAGGCCAAGTGGCTGTACGACAAGGCCATCAAGCCGGCCATGAAGGACGCCGGGGACAAGATCGACGCTTTCGGCGAAGTGGTCGACTGGCTGTGGAAGAAGGTCATCAAGCCTGTCTTCGACTTCATCGGGGAAAAGGCTGTCTGGCTGTACGACAAGGCCATCAAGCCTCCGATGGACAACATCAAGGCTGCCATGAAGCTCGTTGCGCTGGCGTTTAAGAGCGCCAAGGACGACATCAAGACGCAGTGGGACAAGCTGAAGGACATCGCTAAGGCGCCCATCAAGTTCATCATCGATCACGTCTACAACAAGGGCATCGTCCCGCTGTGGAACGGCGTCGCTGGGGTCACGGGTGCCGACAAGCTGAAGAAGATGGACCTGAAGGGATTCCACACGGGCGGCATCATGTCCGGCTATTCCCCGGGCCGCGACGATCGCGTTATCGCGGTTGGTGGCGGTGAGGCCGTCATGCGTCCTGAGTGGACGCGTGCAGTTGGCGCAGACAAGATCAATCAGTGGAATGCTGCTGCCCGCTCAGGCGGCATCAGCGGCGTTCAGCGTGCGATCTCCGAGGGCATGCCCGCGTTCAAGGACGGCGGAGTCGTCGGTTGGGTCAAGAACAAGGCCGGCAAGGTCGGGGATTTCGTCTCTGACGTAGCCGACTACGCCAACCCTGGGAGGCTTTTCGACAAGGCGAAGGGCTTCATCACCGGACAGCTCAAGGCGCTCCTAACGAACCCGTGGGCAAAGTCTGTTGCCAAGATGCCAGGCAAGATGCTCGACAGCATGAAGTCCAAGGCGCTGAGCCTCTTCGACTTCGGAGGCGGAGGCGGTGGCGAAGGTGGCTCCTGGATCAAGCCGGTAAACGTCCCCTTCGGTACTCGCTTCGGCAAGGCCGGATCCCTGTGGTCCTCCGGGCACCACACCGGGCTCGACTTCCCGGCAGCCGTCGGAACCGCAATCAAGGCGGTTGCTGACGGCGTCGTCTCGCAGTCGACGAGCGGTGGCCCCTACGGCAAGCACGGAATGATCACCCACGGTGGCGGACTGTCGTCGCTGTACGCGCACATGAGCAAGATCCTTATGAGCGCCGGCCAGCACGTGAAACAGGGCCAGGTCATCGGCCGCGTAGGCGCGACAGGCAACGTCACCGGGCCGCACCTCCACTTGGAGGCGCGCACAGGTGGACGCACTGTCGACCCCATGCCCTACCTCACCGGTAGCGGTGGAAGCGGCGGCATCGGCTCGGGTGTGGAACGCTGGCGCGGAGTGGTCAATCAGGCCCTACGTCTGACGGGCAACCCCTCGTCGTACGCGAACGTGACGCTACGACGCATGAACCAGGAGTCGGGCGGAAATCCTCGCGCGGTCAACAACTGGGACACCAACGCGCGTTCTGGCTACCCGTCGACCGGGCTCATGCAGGTCATCCGGCCCACTTTCCAGTCCTACGCCGGCTCCATGCGTGGCAAGGGTCCGTTCATGAACGGGGTCAGCATCGACCCCCTGGCGAACATCTACTCATCCATGCGCTACGCGAAGGCTGCTTACGGCAACATCAGCAAGGCGTACGGGCGGCCAGGTGGGTACGCCAATGGCGGGTACCCGCCCGTCGGACAGTTCTCCATAGTCGGCGAGAACGGCCCGGAGCTGGCTTACTTCAGTTCCCCATCGCAGGTCATCAGCAACACGGACACTCGCGCGATGTTCCGTGAGGCTGCCAGCCAGAAGGGCGGCGGAGGCCCTTCGACGATCAACGTCGAAGCCCGTGTCTTTGTCGGGGACCGAGAGATCACGGACATCGTCCGCACCGAAGTGACCGCACACGAGGCATCCACGGCTTCGGCCATCGAGACAGGAAGGTGGATCTGATGAGCGAGGCACTGCCGGAGCCACTTCCGGAACCCGAAATCGGCCCCTTCCCGGAGCCCGATTCGGATCCGGGGCCGGCGCCTGTGTACACGGCTCCACCCCCGGAGCCCGATCCATACAACCCGGAGAATCACCCGAGCCCGGGGGAAAGAGGTGGTGACGGATGAGCGTCGCAGTCAACCTGCTGCCTCCGAACACGTCGGGCATCGAAACCGACACGAGCGGCTGGACGGCGGGAGCGAACACCACGCTGTCGAAGTCCAGCCGCTTCTACGTGGGCGCCGCATCTCTCGGGATGACGGCGTCCGCGGCCGGCTCGGTGACCGCCACCACGTCCGCCCGCGTGGCTGTGACGACTGGTCGCGAGTACATGGCCTACGCGTATTTCGCGAACGTCGCTTCTGCCGCTGGACGGACGGCGACTGTGCGCGTCGACTGGTACGCGGCTGTGTCCGGTGGGACGGCAGTCAGCTCCACTACGGCACCGGCCGTGACGCTGCCGTCAGCCACTACATGGATGACTCCACCTCCGATGCTGCTGTCTACGGCGCCAGCGGGGGCACCGTTCGTGTCCGTCACAATCACAGTCACCGGACTGGCGTTGGGCGCTACGGTGGTGGCGGATCTGGTCAGTTTCGGAGTGCCCGCTATCATCACGGGCAATCTGCTCCCGTACGCGGTGCAGGGCTGTGAGCTGGACGTCAGTGGATGGCGGACATACGGCACGGCGCTGGCGTCCTCGGAGTCCACCCTCGCATACGAGGGGTGGCGCTCACTGAAGGTCGGCAGCTCCGCGGTTGGGTCAGCCCGTGTGGGGACTGACGTAGTGCAGCCAGTGACTTCCGGAGTGGAGTACCACGCCTATGCGTGGGCCTACGCGCCAGAGGCCAACGCGGCACAGGTCACGGCGATTCGCTGGTATACCGCTGACGGTACGTACACCGAGACAGTTGCATCGTGGGTTCTGCCTGCAGCTCAGTGGACACGGTGCGCCGTCATCGGCACCGCACCGCCCGGAGCCGTTAACTGCCGCATCATGCTGGATAGTGCGTTCACCTCAACGTCACAGGTATGGCGCTACGACCAAGCAGCTCTCCGAGTAGCGCCGAAGGCCGCCGGGGAACTGCTCTCGTACAACGTGGCGGGCATGGAGGTGGACGCCAGTGGTTGGACGGCCGTCAGTGGCTGCACGATCAGCCGATCCACGGACTACGCCTATGAGAGCATCGCGTCTCTGAAGGTCACCCCGACGACGGGCATCGCGGCTGATGCCACGGTGGAGCTGGCCACCAAAGTTCCAGTCACCGCACGTCAGGGGTATCAGGCGACTCCGCGAGTGCGACTGGGGCCCACGACCGAACAGCGCTACGTCACCACCCGGTACACATGGTGCGATGCCGCGGACACGATCCTCCAGTGGACCGACCTGCAGTGGTCGCTGAATCCGACGTTGACCGGGGGGTGGTACACCCTTCAGACGAGCACCGTAGCCCCCACCGGGGCCGCATCGCTCTCTGTGAGTTTCCGAGTTCAGTCCCCTGAGACCGCCGAATCGATCTACATCGACGATGTGTCGATCGTGCCTGGCGGCCTGGCGGTCATTGCTGACGTCGTACCAGAACGGTTCGGCGCCTCCATCTTCGTGCAGGGCCTCACCACAGGCGGCTACACCTACTGGGGTCTGTGGCGGATGGGGGAGGACGGCTCGATGACTGCCGTCCGCGGTCCGGTTGGTGATCTGTCGAAGGTCTCGATCACCGGGGACACGGCCGTTGCTGAGGACTACGAGGCACCGCTAGGAACCACGGTCACCTACTACCTGAAGGTGTGGACGGTCACGACGTCCTATCGGGCGACTGGATCCCCGCCCATCGTCATTCCCGAGCCACCTCCCACAGAGATTGTCCTGAAGGATCCGGGGCTCCCCGCTCGCCAGACGACAGCGGTAGTAGCTGCTGGCGGACAGCCGCAGTGGACGCGGAGGGCAAGACAAGGCGTCAATGCGGTCCGCGGGCGCGCGAGGCCGATCATCATCTCCGACGTGCGTACCTCGCGCGAAGGGACGATGACTCTGGTCACAGAGACCGCTCAGGATCTGGCGGACATGTGGTGGCTGCTGGAGACCGGAAACACGCTACTCGTCCAGTGGCCACACCTCTGGGGCGAGGCTGACGCGTACGTCCAGATCGGCGACGTCACCGAGGCGCCCATCGTGGACTACGCGGAGTACAGCGACCGCACGTGGACGATCCCGCTCGTCGAGGTGGACCGCCCCTTCGGCGGATCCGTCGGCAGCGCCGGCCGCACGTGGCAGACCGTGAACGACAACAGTCCCGACTGGATGGCAGTCATGTCCGCAGCCACGTCGTGGCTGGACGTCTACACCGGAGTGAATGGGGGCTAGGGATGCAGACCGTCACATCGCAATTCCTGGAGACCCTGACAGCGTCCCACTCCATGGCGGCGTCGGTAACCGCCATGTACGCCGGATCCGTAACCGTGGCCGACCTCCCCATTGCGGACGGGTCGGTCACGGTGGATCGCGGGAGCAAGGTGCGTCGCTCGCTCTCGCTGACGATCGCAGATCCGAAGCGCCTTCCATGGGGAGCGCTAGACCCTCTCGCAGTCTACGGACAGAAACTGATGGTCTCCCGCGGAATTCGATACGCCGGCAACGCCACAGAGATGGTTCCGCTGGGCACGTTTCGCATCAACGAGCCGCAGGGGGACACCCTCCTCGGACCGGTCACTCTCACCGGACAGTCGTCGGAGTGCTACATCATCGACGACAAATTCATGGTGCCGACGTCGACCCGCGGATACACAACGTGCGTTGACGCTATCGAGTATCTGATTCGCCAAACACTCCCGGACGCCGCGATCGTCAACGCAACGGCGGGTGCCCGGAATCCTTCTTGCGCGATCATCACCTGGAACGCGAATTCGGACCGTTGGGACGCCGTACAACAGGTGGCGCTGGCGATGCAGGCAGAAATATACGTTGATGCCCTGGACCGTTTCGTCATCGCCGACGTTCCGCAGGTGTTGACGTCTCGTGTTGTGTGGGACATCGCAGAAGGCGAAGGCGGAACGCTGATGGAGGCGTCCCGGCAAATGTCACGCACGGCCGTTTACAACGCTGTTGTGGCGAGCGGAGAGAATACCTCCTCCAACGTGGCGCCCGTAAGTGCCGTTGCGTACGACACGGGGCCGACGAGCCCCACGCGATGGAGCGGCCCCTTCGGGCACGTTCCGAAATTCATCTCCTCCGCTCTGTGGACGACCGTCGGAGCCTGCCAGGCAGCCGCGGACTATGCGCTATTCGACGCCATCGCTCCGAATGTATCGACGTCGATCGACGCGATTCCGAATGCCGCTCTGGAAGGCGGTGACTGCATTCGCGTGTCCTACGCCGGCCGCAAGGAGCTGTTCATCGTGCAGTCCGTGACGACACCCCTAACAGCACAGGGATCCGCGTCCCTCGTCCTGCGAGGCGGGAAGGAGGAGTAGTCATGAGCCCTCGTCAAAGGCTCGCAGACGCCGTACAGCGGGCTGCCAGCCGCACCGTGGTCCAGGAGTCCTCCGGCTGGTGCCTGGCCTCTGTGACAGCCGTCTACGGCGACGGCACGATAGACATCACCACCGCCCGCGGGCCTATTGCGAAGGTACGCCGGCTGAAGGCGTACGCATCCCCGGTAGTTGGCGACACGGTGAAGGTAGATTTCAACCCGGACGGAAATTGGATTGTCGTCGGCGCCCTTGCGTCGTAAGGACTTTGAGGAGCACCGAGAATGCCCAAGCCCGATAGCTACGGTCAGAACGTCCAGTACCCGGTTCTGTCTGACGCCCCCAACATCGAAACCGCGCTGCAGGCTCTGGTAAACGGAGTCGTTCCGTTGACGGTCATGCGTTTTCCCAACGCCAACGCGCGCGCTGCGACGCTGACCGGAAGTTACAAACCCGTTCCGGGGATGATTACCTACCTCATCGCTGAAGACCGGTGGGAGCGACGAGACGGCGACAACGTTTGGCGCCCGTTCAGCCCCGGTGTGTGGAAGCCCATTACCTACACGACGGGATACACGTCGCAATCGGGGGCGCCGGGGTATCGAATCATCAACAACGAGGTACAGCTCCGCGGAACGATTCGGCGAACGGCAGCGAACACCGACCTGGTAACAAACACGGACGTGCATTTCGCGACGCTCCCATCGGAAGCGCGCCCAATCGGCGGGTACCGCTACTTCCTGGCAGCAGCAAACTTCGTCAATACGTCGGGGACGAGCTACTTCTCCGGACGAATCGGGATCGCACCTGACGGCAGCATGATCTACGTCATGCCGCTGAACTCGAAGAGCGAATGGCTCTCCCTGGACGGCATCCGCTTCTCCATCGACTAAGACCCGCGCAGCACTCACGCACAGACCACGCCCCGCAGCGACGGGGCCTTTTTCATGCCCTGGAGGGGATCACCAATGGGTGAAATCTGGATCAAGGAAGCCGAACGGCTGGGGGACGGGAGCATCGGAGGCGCGATGGACTCGCCGACGGCGCCCGGTCGTGTCGTCTGGCACACCACGGAGAGCGGTCACGGTGACGCAAGCTTCGTCAACGTCGGCGCCTACCTGACCAACATTGGCGCGGAGCCGCACCTCCTGTATGACCCCACCACTGACCGGCTGGGGCAGTACGGACCGCTGAACCAGTCCGCCCGCGCTCTGAAGAACGACGGCGGGACGCGGACGAACCGCACCGGACGGGTCTGTATCCAGATCGAGGTACTTGCCCGCGCGAGCGTCCCTTTCACGGGCTACTGGAAGCCGGGCAAGAACTTCCAGGCCCTCATGCGCGCCGTGCGTTCGTGGGGTGTCCCGGACACTTGGCCAGGCGGATCCTGTGCCCCTGGTGCCTCCCGCAACCGCACCACGTGGGCGACGAAGGGCGGTCACTACGGACACTGCCATGTGCCCGGCAATGATCACTGGGACCCGGGCAACATCGACCGTGTCGGCCTCCTGAAGGCGGCTCCGGTCAGCACCCCCACCCCGGCGCCGGCCAAGCCTGCGACGCCGGCCAAGCCTGCGGCGAAGCCAACGGTCGACCTCTCCAACCTGATTGCGGCCGCTCGTCGCGACCCGGGCCTGAAGCAGGGCGGCACGACCCACGCCGCGGACGTCCGCATCGTCGAAGCGGCGCTCAAGGCGGAGGGCCTGCTCGCTGCGGTCTACGCAGGGGACGGCTCCTTCGGTTCCTCCAGCATCGCCGCGTACCGCAAGTGGCAGCTGAAGTGCGGCTACACCGGATCCGCGGCCGACGGCATACCGGGCAAGGCATCGCTGGAGAAGCTGGCGGCCAAGCGCGGTTTCAAGGTCAAGGCGTGACGACGTGAGCCCTGAAATCCTCACCGCCATCATCACCGCCGTCTCCGTGCTGGGGGCGGCGGTGGTGGCGGCCTTTCCTGCTCTCCGGCGTACCCACAACGCCGTAACGGCCCAGGGTGCGGAGACCCGCGCCGCCACCCTGGAGGCCCTTGACGTCATGGGGACGCGCTTGGAAGCACGGTTCAACGCCCGTATTGACGACGTGCGCGACGACATCGACGGCGTTCGCGAAAGCGTCTCCCGCGTCCGCGAGTGGCAGGCCGGCCACGACGCAGAGCACCTCATCATCGTCCGGCCCCACCGTGGAGGTACCGACACATGAGCATGCCCGCAGGAATCGCCACGGTCACTCTGACCGGACGGTATCTTCGACCTGACGGAACCCCGCTGAAGGGGACCGTCACCATCGCTGCTCCGAGCCTCGTGACGCTCCCTGGAGCGGACACCATCAGCGCCGGATCGGCATCCGTGACGCTGGACTCAACCGGAGCCTTCTCCGTCCTCCTGATCGCCACCGACCAGATGGACATGCAGCCTACGGACTGGGCGTATCAGGTATCGGAGAAGTTCACCGACATCGCGGCTCGCACCTACGCCATCCGCCTCCCGTCGGCCGTCCCCATCGTCTCCATCGCGGACATCGCGCCATCGGATCCGTCCACAGGTCAGTACGTCCTTGTCCCTGGTCCCACGGGGCCGGCAGGAGCATCGATTCTGACGGGCACCGGAGCGCCGTCCCCGCTTCTGGGCGCCAACGGGGACATGTACGTGGACAAGACCACCGGAGCCGTGAAGCTCTACGGTCCGAAGGCTGCGGGCTCGTGGCCCGGGACAGGCGTGGAACTGGGCGGCGGAGGACTGATCTCCACCGTCAACGGGCAGACTGGCGCTGTCTCTCTGACCGCTGCTGACGTCGGGGCCCTCCCGCGGGCCGTGGTTCCCGCAACCTCGCTGCTGTCGTCGTCCCTCTTCTACATCGCACACCGCGGATCGGGCGGGGAATTCCCGGAGCACACGCTCGAAGCCTACGAAGCGTCGGTAGCTGCCGGCGCGCGAGCGATCGAGGTGTCCGTCAGGCTCACTGCCGACGGCGTCCCGGTCTGCATTCACGACGAGGATCTCTCGCGAACGACCTACGCGACGGGGAACGTCAGCGACTGGAACTACGCGGCCCTGAAGTACAAGGTTCTGACGAACGGCCGCCTGATGCTGGGACAGGGGCGAGTGGACGCTCCCATCCCTACGCTGCGCGAGGTTCTGGACAGGTTCCTTGGCCGTGTCGTCATCTTCCTGGAGGCCAAGAGCAACCCCAGCGTGCCAGTCGTCCAGCAGATCCTGACCGACTTCTATCCGCAGGCGAAGGACAGCGTCGTCTGGAAGAACTACTACCTGGCGACGAGCTGGCCGTGGGCGAAGGCGTCCGGCTTCACCACGTGGGCTTACGTCGACGCAGCCACCACGGACGCGCAGATGAACGCCCTGGACCAGTCGCTCATTGACGCGTGGGGCGTCCCCACGCTGACCGCTGACGCGCGCATCACGGCCATCGTCGCCCGCGGGAAGCCCGTCATCGCGTGGGAGGTACACCGTCGCAGCGAGCGTGACCGCCTCGTCGGGCTGGGCGTCAAGGGCATGATGTGCTCTGAGCTGATCTACGTCAGGCGCAGCGCACCGAGCCGCACGGCCGACGACTTCGCCACGCAGGTAAAGGCGCCGGGTGACCTCGGGACCGTCAATTACGACCAGACGATGGCCCTGAAGTTCGATGACACAGGCGGATCGGCCTACATCAACGCCCTGCCCAACCGCAGCGTCGTCATGGGATCGCTGAGCAACCCCACTCCGCCAGCCGCGTACACGATCCACTTCGACATGATGTACGAGGGCGTCCCGGGGGCAACGGAGCACGCCGGCACGGCGTTCGGCAAGGCGAGCGACGACGTCTATCGGTTCTCGCAGGCCAACGCATCGGGCGGCTACCACATGGCAATTCGCGGCAACGGTGACATGCAGCTGTACACCCACGCTCCAGGAGTCACCGCCGGGACGCAGATCGGCTCCACGGTCGCCACCACGGCGCCGACGGCGGGCGGATGGATGTCCTTCACAATCGCCGTCACGGCAACGGACATCACCCTGACGAGGACTGACCTCGCGGTGCCGGTCTCGATCAACGTCGCCAACACGGCCTACCGAGGCGGCTACTTCCATCTGTCGACGGGATCCGTCGCGTCGACCGCGAACAAGCCGCACTGGCGGAACGTGTCCATCTCAGTGCCGTAAAGAATCATGAGTGCCCCGTGCCACATCCTCTCTCCAGCACCCCATAACCCTGTCGTAGGCAGAGGCGAGAACGGGAGAGGACGCCATGGGCAACGTGGGCATCATCGGAAGAGCACGCGTCGGCAAGGACACCGCCGGCGCGTGGCTCGTCGACAACCGCGGGTACCGGCGGATCGGGTTCGCGGACGCGCTGAAGGAAGCGGCGCTGAAGGTGGATCCGATCGTTGGCCGCATGTTCGGCGCCAACGAATGGCGATTGTCGGAAGCCGTCAGTGTGTACGGCTGGGAGGAGGCGAAGGAGATCGGCGACGTTCGCCGCATCCTCCAGGAGCTGGGCGCCTCCATCCGCGCCATCGATTCGGACTTCTGGCTTCGCACGGCGCTGGCGAAGGTCCGCGACGCCAACGAGGCCGGCGTACCGGTCGTCATCACGGACGTGCGCTACCCCAACGAGGCGGCATCCCTGAAGGCCGCGGGCTTCCACCTCCTCTACATCGAGCGGCCCGACGCTCCCCAGCTCACCCATGAGTCCGAGGGCGCGCTCACGGCCGCGGACGCGGACTACGCGATCAACAACAGCGGGTCGCGGGAGCTGTTCCTCTCGAACATCGCGATCACGGCCGCCCACATCTACACCGACGAGTCCCGTCGCCAGTACGCACGATCCCACTCCTGAAAGGACGCTGCATGAAGCCCTTGCTCAGCAAACTCGTAGAGGCCGTCAGAGACCTCCCGCTCCGCCTCTACGTCGCCGTACAGGTCTTCGCCAGCCAGGAACCCGTCCGCCTCAGAGCGGCTCTGACGTCGGCAGTCCTGGCGCTGGCGTTCCTCGTACCGTCGATCACGGCGAGCGTCGCGGACCGTGTCGGCTTCGTCGGCGCCGTTGTGCTGCCGATCCTCGTGGCGGAGAGCGCGCGAAAGAAGGTCACTCCGGTCGACGAGGGCGACGAAGGTTAAGACAGCCTTAGCACTAAGCAAAGCTTTACCCGCATGACCTAGGCCCCGTACTCGCCGTAACCGGTGGGTGCGGGGCCTTTTTGCGTTCTACTGGTCCGTGAGTCGACTTGCGGACGCGTACACACAATGTTGTGTCGGCCGCCACACCCGCCTACGCTCGCCGTATGTCGACCTCACCCGGGCCGCTCCTTCAGGCGCTGGACGCCGTATGGAAGCATGCCCAAACTCATACCCCGGAGCTGCCGCCTGTGCGCATGGCGCTGTCTCCAGCACCCCCTACCGCACACCATGGCAGCGAGCGGTGGACGTGGGACGACGAGGCAGTGACGGGCCTTGTCGTCAGCGCGGACACCCTCTCTGCCGGCTCTGACGCCACACTGGAGCTACTGCTCCACGAGGCCGCGCACCTCCTCTGTTTCGTTCGAGGCGTGCAGGACACTTCGTCCCGCGCCGGCGTCTACCACAACGCCGCATATCGGGACGCTGCTGCGGAGGTGGGGCTCTATTGGCCGCCGGACCAGGAACGTCATCCCCGGAAGGGATACGTTTCTCCTGAACTCACAGACGCCACGAGAGCGCAGTACGCCGACGTGGCAATGGAGCTGGAGCGAGCCATCCCGCTGGTACTGCCACACCTCGTCCTCCCCGAGACGCCCAGTACCCGCACGTCAGACCGACGGACGCGGGCCTGCAAGTGCGCGCGGCCGCGGACCATCAGGGTGTCTCCCACGGTGGCGGAGAAGGGGCCAATCATCTGTGGCATCTGCGAGCAGCCGTTTACCGAGACGTGACAACGGACAGGTAAGGTCTGGCTCATGTCAGTGCCTTGCGGTACTGTGACCGCGCCTGCCCCCCATGGTTGATTCGAGAGGTTCCAATGCCTAGTGAGCTGGACCGTCGCCCCGATACAGGGAGCCCGGCGGCCGTTGACATCGACGACCTACCCACGCTCCAGGTAGAAGACCTGGCGGAGGAGTCGGAGGGGCAGCTCGTAGCCCGCGGGGCAGCCCTCGCGCGGGAGTATTTCAAGATCGAGGGGAAGGCAACGACCCTCCTCAAGAACCTTGCCGTGACGCAGGTTGCCTTGCGGGTCAAAATGGACGATCCGCGCGGGACATCGCACGAGTACAGGACCGTCGTGTCGGAGATGTACCGGTCACTGAACATCGCGCCTGACCGCATCGAACGAACACAGGCGTCCGTCAGGTGGCACATCAGTAACGTGCTCCGCCGCCACCTAACCCCGCGTGAGCTGGAGAAGAACAATCTCCAATCCACGTCAGCGCTGGAGCGCATGCAGGACGCCAGGGCTGTAAACGCGATCATCGTCAAGGCGTCGAAGGTGGCGTCCGCTGTCGACAAGTCCACGCCGAAAGGGCCGGCGAAGAAGGGGCAGCCAGCCGCCCCCGAGCAGGCCGGCCAGCCAGTCAGGGCGACGGCGGACCATCTCAGGCTCGCTGAAGTGGCTGGGAACATCCTGGACAAGTTCGACCGGAACGTAATCAAGCGGGACATGACGGACGGGCAGCGGTCCGCGCTGGACAAGCAGTTGGCCGCAATGGAGCGCAAGCTAGCGTCCCTGCGGAAGCTGACACAAAAGCCCAGCTCAAAGGCGTGATCGTCGCCTGACGTCAGCCGGCGTCCTCCTCCGCCCCGGTCAGACTCTGGCCAAAAGGACGAACTAGACCCCTATTTCTAACCTCTCCTTAAGAGCCTTGGGAAGAAGTTAGAAATAGGGGTCTAGTTTGTCATTCTGTCGCCAGACTGTCCGCCGGGACGAGGCGGGAAAATCTTGAAAGTCCCGTGCCACATCCTCTCTCCAGCACCCCATAACTAAGTCGTAAGCAGCAACGCGAACGACGAGGTGGAGGCCCCATGGCCGGAGTGAGCACGATCAAGCGCGGCGGGAGCCGCTTCTACGTAGATCCGAGTGACTCGCGCATCAAGGTGCCCGGCGTGACGAGCGTCGTGGGGATGGAGCCCAAGCCGTTCCTGGTCTTCTGGGCGGCGAATGAGGCGGCCGACGCAGCAGTTGCCAACTGGGACATCGTCAGCCAGCTCGTGGAGCGCGACCCTGCCGGCGCGAAGGACTACCTGAAGAACGCACACCGTCGCAAGTCGAAGGCGGCAAGTGATCTGGGATCGTCCGCCCACACCTACTTCGAGAAGCTGGCGCGGGGGGAGGACGTCAACCTGCGCCACGTGCACGCCGACGTACAGCCTCACGTGAAGCACTTCCGGGAGTTCCTGGACGAGATCCAGCCTGAGTTCATCCACCTGGAGGAGACCGTCTGGGACGATGACATCGCCGTAGCCGGCTCGTTCGACGCCATCGCGAAGATCGACGGTGAGACGGTGATTATCGACTGGAAGACCTCCAAGGCGGTCTACGAGTCGGTAGCTCTCCAGCTCAGTGCCTATCGCTACGCCACCCGCATCATTCTGGCGGAGAGCGGAGAGTCCATTCCGATGCCGGAGATCACGGGCGGTGCCGTCCTCCACGTGCGTCCGGAGGCTTGGGCGTTCCACCCCATCGAGTGCGGCCGTGAGGTCCATGAGACGTTCAAGGCGCTGCGAGCGGTGTTCGAGTGGGACCGCGAGGGTAAGAAGGGCGTCGTCGGTAAGCCCATCGCGTCCGGCGGCGTCCGTCTGACGGGGACAGAGCGGAGGGCGGCATGAGCGACGACCTTCGCACCCGGTACGCCGAAGCCTTGTGCGCGAATGACGGCCTGGACCGGTCGCGCATCGGCTACGGGGCACTGTGGGGCGGATACCTGGAGGCTGCTGATGCAGTCCTGAGCGTCTGCGACGACGAGCGGGAGAAGCTGCGTGTTCTCCTACGCTCCGAGAAGGAGCGAGCGGACGCCGCCATCGAGCGGGAGGAGACCGCGGATGAAGCAGCCGCGGAGATCGGACAGTACGCCCGACAGCTGGAGCGGGAGCGCGACGACTACAAGCGGGCGTACGAGATGAAGCCGGCAACCATGCGCCTGGAGGGTCCGGGCGCGGAGGAGCTTCTCAAGCGGCTCACGGACATCGAGACCTCCGCGGAGTACTGGGGTGCAACTGCCCCGGGCGGATCCCTGATCGACGACCTGAAGAACACCATCGTCAGCCAGGCGCGGGAGATCGCGCGACTCAAGGGGGAGAGCGCATGAGCATGTACGGCGATGACGTTGGCGAGCCCTACGCAGAGGGCGGCATCGTGACTCTTCCTGTCGTGGAGTTTCGGGATCCCGACTCGTGGCTTTACCCGTCGATGTCACCCGACGAAGCACGCCTTCTGGGGCTGCGCCTGATCAAGCTGGCCGACGAAGCGGAGGAGCAGGACTGATGGACCTCAACAAGCCGGCCAACGACACCAAGACCGGCGCCGCACTGGCCGCCCTCGTGACGGCCCTGATTCTCCTACCGCTCCAGGGCTGGTTCTTCATGCTCGCCGTGGGCGTGCTCCACGGCATCGCAGCTGCCGTTCCCGCAATCGGCTACGGGGCGACGCTGCTTCTCATGATGGGCGTCGACGTCGTGGCCTTCACGGCGAAGAAGTTCCGCAAGTAGCGCAAGGCACACACGGGGGCGTCCACACCGGGCGCCCCCTCTTCGGCATGCGACGAGGAGAGAGCATGAGCATGTACCCGGAAGAGACGTTGGGCGAGCACGACGATGACGGCACGATGCCCGCAAACGTCGACACGTTGCGGGAGGCCGTGGTGGGCCACCGCATCGTCAGCGTGGAGAAGGGTGTTCCGACGGAGACGTGGTGGGGCGGCTCGGAGAGCGCACTTGTTATCACCCTGGACAACGGCAAGCGCGTGGAGCTTCAGGACACCAACGACTGCTGCGCCGGCACAGCGCTGGAAAGCTTCCTCCTCCACCCGGACAAGGTGGACCACATCATCACAGGCGTCGGGACCACCGACGGCTACAACACCTGGCACATCTACGCCGACATGGGCGACGTCCTGAAGCTGGAGGTGGGTTGGAGCTGCGGGAACCCCTTCTACTACGGCTACGGCTTCAACATCACCGTCAAGGACCTGGAGGCCGCAGCATGAGCGACTTCAACCCCGACTTCCGCGAGTGGCCCAAGACCCCACGTCTCTTCCGGGACATCGTGATCACGGAGAAGCTCGACGGCACGAACGCCGGCCTCCACATCAGCGAGGACGGCCAGGTCGTTGCGCAGTCCCGGAAGCGGATCATCACGCCGGACAGCGACAACTACGGCTTCGCCCGATGGGCGGCCGACAACGCCGACGAGCTGGCGCACATCCTCGGCCCTGGACTTCACTTCGGCGAGTGGTGGGGGCAGGGGATCCAGCGGCGCTACGGGCTGGAGCAGAAGGTGTTCAGCCTCTTCAACACTGAGCGCTGGTACAAGAACGATGGCGCCGACACCTCGAAGGAGACGCGCGCCGATCAGTCGTCGCTCGTGGATCAGATCGACGTCGTGCCGGTTCTGTACCAGGGCCCGTTCAGCGACGAGCAGATCACGAGTGCTCTCCGTGACCTGCAGCAGGACGGTTCCTACGCCGCCCCTGGCTTCATGAACCCCGAAGGCATTTGCGTGTACCACTCGCAGACCCGCAGCGTCTTCAAGGTGACGCTGGACGCGAACGACGCCGGCAAGTGGGAGGCCGCAGCATGAGACACACCCTGAGCGCCACCGAGGAAGACATGCGCAGCCCCGACTGGTGCTGGACGCACGGCTGCCACAAGTCCGGCTGCCCGCAACCGCACTGAGGAGGACTGATGAACCTCGGAGAGCACGCAGCCGCTATCGAAGCGGCGATCAAGGCAGCAGCTGACGACGGCTATGAGCTGGACAACGGCCAGGGAGATCCCGTCCACATGGAACTGAACCGGGTCACGGCTGACCGGATCCTCTGCGGCGTCCCGGCGCCGGTTCCGATCCCCGCGCCGACGACGTACGTCTACTAGCTCCGCAAGTCGACTCACGCACCACCACAGCCCCCGGTTGCTTCGGCGCCGGGGGCTGAGTGCGTGTAACCACAAGGAGGAGAGAGCCATGGTCGATCTCTGGGGCAAGGTCCACACGCTGAACCAGCAGCTGGCGACGTCTGGGCGCGAAGGTCTCGTGTTCACGGCGCGCCACAAGAAGCCGTGTTCGGACGATCTCGTCGTCACGGCGTTCCATCCGACGACCGGGGGGTCTCGGTCGTTCCTGATGTTTCGTTCGGAGGCGGAGGAGCTTCACGCCGCACTCGGTAGATGGCTGGCCGAAGGATGGGCTGGCTTTGTCGACGGCGCTCCGGGGCCAGGGGGCGGTTACCGGGAGACATCGAAGCCCGTCACCACTGACGCCCGGTCGTGGATTGACGCGTACGAGGAGCGGCGCCGTCTGTCGGAAGAGGGACAGAGGCGCATCGAGGAGAAGCACGCTGGCACCTACGCCGGCTGGACTCATGACGAACTCGTCGCGGAGCTGCGGCTCATGAAGTACGCGGTCGACAACGCGAAGCGCGGTGAGCAGAACTGGCGCGCAGCGATGGAGCGAGACAGGGCCGGATTCCGAGCCACCATCGGGCGCCTTCGTGACGTTCTGAAGGGCCGCAAGACGGCCTCCGTCGACGAACTGAGTGCCGCACTGAAGGACCCCACGGACGAGGAGAACTGACCATGAAGCACACACCCACCACCATCCACACCGCCGACGGTTCGCAGGTCACCATCCGCCGGCGCGGGATCGCGTTCGATCTCGAAACCCGCAACGCTCGGGGCGAGACGATCTCGACGGTCGTCATGAACTCCGACGACATGGGGCGGCTCATGGAAGAGATGAGGCGTGCGGCATGAGCGCCCGCGAGGAGCTGTTCGAGTCCCTGACCCCCACGTACCGCGCTCAGTTCGCGCCCGGAGAAGAGGACTCCGTGAACGCACTGCTGGACGCCTATCGGGACGAGGTGCTGCGCGAAGCGGCGGAGCAGATCCGGGAGGCGTGCATCGGTATGTACCCCCATGGCCTGTGCCCTGCTGTGTCCACGGGGAAGGGGGCGGCGAACCTGATCGACCCCCGGACTGACACGTCGTACCTCAATGCCGTCATCGAGAGCAGTCGCGAAGCCTGGAAGGAGGCACGTCGATGAGCGCGCGAGACGAACTCCTGTCGTACATCGGGGGGTTGAACTACTCGATCTGCAGTGAGCGGTGCGTGGCCTGCAACTGCGCAGAGTCCGACGCGAAGGAGGCCAGCCAGATGGTTGACGACTTCGCGCACGAGCTGGCGGAGCAGATCCGCACGGAGGTCGCGCCCATCGCTGTCTTCCGATCGGAGGATATGCGCGCACTGGTCAAGTACGGCCGACGTCTGGCGAACCTGATCGATCCGGAGGTGCCCTGATGACCAACTACGGACCGACCCCCATCGACCTCATTCACGACAGCTCCGCGGCCCGCGACTACAAATCGGCTGCCGGGTGGCTCTGGTACGCGCTGCGGAACGCAGGGGTGCCGGACGAGCAGATCGCCAACGGTCTGATCACGTACGAGGACTCCATCCGTCGGCTGATTTCGGAAGGGCGGCTCTGATGGCAACCATCGACGCCGGCGAGCCGTCGCCCGAAGCGATCGAGACCGAACGCCAGATGGCGCGCCTGGACCTCTTCCGCCAGGCGCACGGCCTCGTCACTGACCTGGAATGGGGCGAGGCGATCAGCGTCTATGACGTGCTCAAGGTGGCGCGATTCCTTGAGGAGAAGGAGGAGGAGAGCTGATGAAGGACGCACTTTGGGACGGCGTACTCAGCGTCGTGGATGGACTGAGTGAGACCGAACGGGGGCACTTCAGCTCACGGGACATCGCGCACTACAGCGACGACGAGCAGACCGTCACCTGTCAGATGCAGATGGGCCAGGACGACGGCACGTCGCAGGTGTACGACATCACCGTGTCCGTGAAGGTCCGTGAGGACAGCGCCGATTGGTTCTGGACCGGGGAGGGCGCGGCTCTCCCGGGCAGCGTTGCCGAGCCGAGACGCGTAGTTGTCGACGGGAAGCACTACGTCATCGGAAGCGGCGGGAACGGTGGGTTCGGCGGCCGGCGCTTCGACATCGAGTTCTTCGACGGTCGCAGGGTTACCACTCACGACCTCTGGTCGCAGGGCACCATCCCGCCGAAGCACCGGAAGCGCTACCCGGACAACGCACGCTTCGCCCCGCAACCGGAGCGGTCGCGGTTCACGGCGTTCGAGAGCTTCCAGGGGGAGAACTGATGGCAGTCATCAAGTCCACAGGCACCGTCGACGTGGAGCTGACGCTCGCGGAGCTGGAACTCATCCGCCGCGCGCTGCGGTTGGTCGACAACTACGGACCGACCGACGACGAGCGCCCCGCCCGCGCGCTCCTGGCGGACCTGGAGGTGACCGCATGAGCTACGCAGACCCGCACGGCCTGAAGACACGGGCCGTCGCATTCGCCGTCCGAGCCGGACATACCGACGACATGGCGCACCGCTTCCTGGAGCGGCTGTGTGACGCCGGACTGTTGGGCCAGCCGCGCCAGTTCGGCCCATTCCTGGCGCAGATGATGAAGGAGGCAACCGCATGAGCATGGCCGATCTCGTCGCAGCCGGCGCACCGGAGCTGCCGGAAGGGTGGTTCTACCGAATCAAGGACGACAGCATGGGGTGTCTTGAAGTGGAGGTTCGCGAGCGCCGGAAGCGTTTTGGCTCTCGGCGGTTGAGCGCCGCCCTCGTCCGCGAAGATGAGCCGAACGGCCAGCGGGCTGTGGTATCAGCGTGCCGTAATGCCGTGCGCCATCTCGAAGCTCAGAAGGATCACGCGCGCCGGTACCGGCAGGCGTCCTTGTTCCTCGGAGACCACGACCCGCGGGGAGGCCGCTGAGATGTTCGGATCCAAGACACCCACCGTCGACGAGCAGCGCGAAACGTTCACGGCCGGACTTATGGCGCACCGTGCGGCGTACATCGAACCACTGCTGGATACGGCCGACGGCATGCGGCTGGACCTGACCGCCCGTGGGTGGTCCCCGCTCGTCGTGGAACACCTGGCCGGCCAGTGGCTCGCGGCAATGCTGGCGAAGGTGGGGGCAGCGTGAACACCGCAAAGGATGCGCGAGGCGTCGACATCACCGAAGGGGCGTTGTGCATCTACGGCGCCCCGGTGGGACGCTCCATCGCGCTCGTGGAAGGCGTCATCGACGGCTTCACGGCGTCGGGACGTGTGTGGGTGAAGGTCGTCAGGCGGGCGTACGGAGGTGGTTGGGAGGGCGGTAAGGACCGGGTTCACGTCGGACCGGACCGCCTCGTCATCGTCGACGCGCTGCCGGACTGCACCCTGCCGACGGATGCTGAGACCCGGGAGGAGAGCCGCCAGGAGAACATCGCGCACTACAGGGAGCGCATCGCCGAACTGGAGGCCGGCGGGGAGGTGCCCAGCTATCTGGGCACGCGTGACGAGGCGCTGGTGTGGTATCGGGAGCGGCTTGCTGATCGGGGGGCCGTATGAGCACCCTGCTCTGTACCGGCTGCCGACGCCACAAGGCGCGGACCTACTTCCGCGAGACTCCTTGGCACGGGCGAGCGGCAGCATGCATCCGTTGCGAGACCTTCCCCGGTCCTGCTGGCCGCTCGCTCTGGCAGCTCGACTACGACGCCCGCACGCAGTGGCAGTTGGAGCAGACGCGCCAGAAGTTGCGTGCGTATCAGCGCTACGCGCAGGCACTCCGACTACAGCGACTCCTGTCGCCGGGGCCATCCAGCGCTGACGCCTTCAGGGCCTACGAGCAGCCCTATGCGGACGCTGTGGAGCGCCACCGGCAGAGATGGACATCGGCGCTCTCCTGGGCGCTCAGCAAGGCACACACGCTTTCAGGGGAGGACTTCAAGTGAGCCGCATCAACATCCAAGCGCGGTACGTTCTGGCCTACACCGTGGGTCTGTACCACGGACAGGTCGAGGTGGTGACGAAGGACATCGGCGCCACCATCGGCACGGAGATCCTGGACGAGAACGGTGTTCGGATCTGCGCCTACCGTCCGGGCACGCGGCACCCGTCGACGGCGGAGGGGTGCGCGGAGGAGCACCTCCGGCAGGCGCTGGAACTCATGCTGGCCAACTACGCCGCCTCTAAGCACCCGATGAGCCGCGAGGTGGCTGACCGACTCCGCGAAGTCGTGGCCGACGAACAGCCGTGGAATCCCGACGAGGAGGAGGCGGACCCGTGGCTGTGACCCCGCTTCCGGGCGACTTCGCCCTGACCAAGATCGGCGGCATCACGGGCAAGCTCGTTTCCGCCGGCCAGGCGCTCATTGGCGACGCCGCTCCGGTCCAGCACGCGTTCGTGTACGTCGGTGACGGCATGGTTGTCCAGGCCATGCCGGGCGGCGCGGAGTTGATCCGCCTGGAGGACGCGAGTCCCGTTGTCGAGTGGTCGACGGGACACTTCGAGATGGACGGTCAGACGCGGTTCAACATCGCCATGGAGGCGCGTTCCCTCGTCGGCACTCCGTACAGCTACCTGGACTACGCCTCGCTTGCCCTGGCCCACTTCCGCGTTCGGCCGGCGTGGGTGACGGACTACATCGCGTCGACAGGGCACCTCATCTGTTCCCAGCTCGTGGACGAGGTCTACCTCCGAGCCGGCGTGCACCTCTTCGACGACGGCCGGTTGCCGGGCGACGTCACGCCTGGGGATCTGTGGAAGCTGCTGAATCCGCGGCGCGTGACGGCGTCGGACCGAGACCTGTGGAGGTTGGCGAATGAGTGAGCGATGCGGAACCGGATCGACCCTCGAAGAGCTGGAGGAGGCATACGAGCGTGCCCGCCAGGCCCGGATCGACCGCTACTACCAAGGCGAGAGCGCCAGCGACATGGCGGAACGCATCGTCGACCTGGAGGACGAGCTAGGTGCTGACGTCGACGGCATCAGTACCGGAATGCATGCCGACGTGGCGGAGGCTCAGTGCGAGATCGAGCGCCTGGAGCGCGCCCTCCGTCTCTCGGAAGCCAAGATCGGTGGGGCCGCGCTCTACGTGGGCCAAGCGAACGCCAGGTCCAACATGCTGGAGAACGCCCTGACGGTGTACGAGGGCATCGCGGATGAGCGAGACCGCTACCGCCTTGCCTGGCTCTCTGCCCGCCGGCGTGCCGCGGATGAGGCCAACTTCGGTATGGAGGCATTGGAGCTGCGGGACGCGGAGATCGCACGCCTGAAGGCGGAGCTGGACAACCTCCGCAAGTCGACTCACGGAGCCCCGGAGCTGGAGCACGTCTGCACCGACTAGGGGGACGACGTCTACCGCCTCCGAAGTTCCTGAAAGTCGCGTGCCACATCTGACCGCCAGCACCCCATAACTAAGTCAGCGGGGGAGAGAACGAGCCCGCTGGCTCACACACCCAACGAGAGGAACTCACACACATGGCGAACAACCTGCGCAGCATCTTCGAGACCGACCCCGACGCCAAGCCGAAGCCGCGGAAGCAGAACTTCTCCGATGACGTCGTCGGTCGCTTCCGCTCCGGTCGCCTCGTCGGCAAGCAGCCGGAGAGCCTGAACGAGTGGCGCGTCACGACCGGTGATCCGGCCGTTGCTGATGCAGTGTCGGCGCTCATGGGCGGCACCGCGGAGGAGTGGGACACGGACAAGGAGGACAACCTCCAGATCCTGACCGACTCCAAGTCGGTGGACATCATCATCGACTCGTCGGACGCCATCGACGCTTCGATGAAGAAGTTCGGCTTCGGGGGTCTGGAGCACCACTGCGACGGCGTCAAGTTCCTGAGCGACGATGACGCAACCCTGGTCGGTACCGCCTGCGGCTGCCCGCCGCTGCTCCAGGACCGCAAGGACCGCGCGAAGAGCCAGAAGGGCCCGAAGCCCAGCATCGACGTCACGTTCAAGCTGGCGGAGCGTCCGGAGCTGGGCTACTTCCGCTTCAACTCCGGCGGCTGGTCCCTCGTGAACGTCCTACACGAGGTGATCGAAGCCGTCGACACCACGGGCGGGCGCCAGGAGGACGCAGACGGCAAGGTGACCGACAAGGGCCGCCCGGTCCGGGCGTCGCTGACGATCGAGCACGTCGCCTACACGACGAAGGCCGGTCGCGACGTTGCGTACAACATGCCCGTCATCAAGGTGACCGGCGTCTACGAGGCCGCCCAGCCGGCGGACCTGGCGACGGCTGCCTGACCCGTCCCACCGCACCATCTACGAAGCCCCTTCCGAGTAGAGATCGGAAGGGGCTTCGTACTCACGATTCTATGCACACGAAGAGGAGAGAGTATGCCGATCCTGAGCCTGTGCTCGGGGTATGAGGGCATCGGCCTGGCCGTCGAAGCCTTGACCGGCGACACCGTCGCATACGTCGCCGACGTGGAAGAGGCAGCAGCCACGATCCTGGCGCACCGATTCCCGGACGCCCCAAACATCGGGGACATCACAGCCTTCGACTGGACCGAGCTTCTCGGCCTCGTCGACATCATCACGGCGGGGTTTCCCTGCCAGGACATCAGCAACGCAGGCAAGCGGGAGGGGATCGACGGTGACCGGTCTGGCATCTATCGGAACGTCGTTGAGGCGATTCGCGTCCTTCGACCGCGACTCGTCTTCCTGGAGAATGTCTCCGCGATCCGGTCGCGCGGGCTCTGGCAAGTCGTCGCCGACCTGGCCTCGGTCGGGTATGACATCCGGTGGATATGCCTACGAGCTTCCGACGTGGGAGCCGCTCACCACCGAGACAGGTGGTTCGCCGTCGCCTACCCTGCCGACGCCGACGGCCCGCGACTGGAAGTCGGGTGCGTCGAACCTACACGGCACGAACAGCCGGCCTCTGTCGGAGGTGGCACTCGTGCTGACGAGCCTGAGTGCAGAACATGCGGATGCGGAGAGTCCTTCCACGACCACGGGGGCTTCTGCGCGGGATGCTCGGGCTGCTCTGACTCCGAGCTTGGTCGTCCTGAAGACGCCGACGGCACAGCTCGGGTCGAACGGGGCTGCGCAGCATCCGGAGAAGCGCAAGAGGGGGGGCACGGTCCCACTCTCGATGACGAAGTTTCCTTCCTTCTTCCCCACGCCGACAGCGTCGGATGGGACGGGCGGGCCGGGGACGAGCCCGAACCGGAAGGGTGGGGAGAACCTGCGTACGACGGTCACTCGCCTGCCGGATGGTGGGGCGACTACCTCCCTGCCATTCGACGGCAGGAACGCCTGAGCGGACGTGCTGCCCCTGCGCCGACGGAGACGGGACCGCGAGGTGGGCGCCGGCTGACGGCTCGGTTCGCGGAATGGCTGATGTGGCTGCCTGACGGCTGGGTGACCGCAGTTCCTGGCCTGGCGCCGAAGGGCCGTGACCCTCGGTCCAGGCAACTGAAGGCAATCGGTAACGGCGTTGTACCCGCGCAGGCATACGAGGCGTTCCACTACCTGCTCACGTTAGACACTCACGAAGAGGAGAACTGACATGGCCCGAACCCCACTCACCGACTTCACCGGAGCCGAGATCCGCCCCGGAAAGCTCATCACCTTCAGCACCCGGCGCGGGAATCGTGTCCGCGTCACGGAGGCGGTGGTCCTGGAGACCAAGACGAACCGCGCAGCTGGCAGGGTCGTTCCGGTCCTGACGGTACGCCCAACAGGGCGCGAGTCGGGCATCAGCTCCCGCAAGACGCTGGCAGTCCAGACCATCGGCGCCGAACACGTCGTCGTCATCGGTGACGCCCCGACCGCCTGACCGACCGCACCACTGGGCCCCCGCGCACCGACGATGCGGGGGCCTTCCGCTTGGCATGGAGGAGAGAACATGACGGAATTCAAGGTTGGCGACAAGGTGCGGGCACTCGGCACCGACGACGGAGAGATCACGTACGGACCGGTGCGCAGCACCTTCGACCGCTACACGATCTACGTGGTACGCAAGGCAAACGGGATGGAGGTCACCTACCAGTCTGGTGATCTGGCTGCGGCCCCCGTCGCCTTCGCGGTCGGCGACAAGGTGCGGAAGAACGGCTACACCGCGGAGATCCTGGCCGGCCCCGTTCCGGGCGCGGACACGGGCGAGGACGTCTACCTCTACAAGTACACCGACGGTCCCAACGCCGGTAAGGGTGGCGGTCAGAGGGCGTTCAGGTTCGAGGCGCTGCCGACGCCCGCCATCGTCCCCGTCGGAACCCGCGTCCGGGTGGACCGTGCGGTGTACGCGGAGGAGACGCACGGCAAGGTCGGGACGGTGGTGAGTAACACCGGAGACTTCCGAGCAGATGACGGCGACCCCCACGTCTACCGAGTGCAGCTCGGTGGACACGGGCACGTTCACGCCGCGGAGGTCACGCCCGTCGACGAGCCTGCCGATCCCGCGTGGACCTACAACGGCGTGACCTACGCGCCGGGCGTCGACTACACCGACAGCGACGGCGACCCCTGGCGGTTCGCGCTGGTCGACGGCGAACTCCGCGGCGACTACGGACAGTCCCGGTTCCGCATCACGGCCGACTCGTACAGCGTCGGCTGCGCCGGGAGCACCTACGGCCCGTTTGACCACAGCTAGTTCTCTCGCCCCCGGCGCCCACGTGGCCCGGGGGCTGAGTGCGTAGGAGCACAGCCGAGACGAGGAGAGAGCATGGCATCGGCACAGTACGAGACTCGCACGCACATGGTGGAGGAGACGTTCGTCGTCCTCCGACTGACGGAGGACGAGGCGGACACGCTGCGGAACGTGGTCGGGCACGCGAGCGGCACCGTAGCTGCGCAGGTATATCGAGCGCTGGAGAAGCCCGCAGCGCTGGAGACGCCCGCAGCGCTGGAGACGCCCGCAGCGCCGGAGACGACGGCCGACACCTTCGAGTACGGAGGCGTCACGTACGACATGAGTGCGCGGTATCGGGATCGGGACGGCGACGTCTGGCACTTCACGCGATTTGGCGACGTCGTCAGGGGTGGCATTCGGCGCACCGTCGCAGATGAGTGGGACGGGGAGTCAGTCGCCTACGTCGTCGGGTACGGACCGCTGACGAAGGTCACCGCATGACCGCCATCCACACCATCGACGACGTCAACGCCCCCGCGCTGGGCGACATCCGCGCGGCCGGCAAAGACGACGTCATCCGCGTCCGCCGGTCGGCGACGGCGCGCAAGGACTTCGCGAAGTACTGGGAAGCCGTCGGTGTCGCGCTCTCGCGCGGCGCCGTGGTCGACGTGAGGAACCGGGAGGAGAGCTGATGCAGGACTCATTCGGAACGGCCATCGAAGAGGGCGACTACGTCCTTTCCGCCGCCTCGTCCTCCAGCTACTTCAAGCTGGGCGTCGTCTACTTCGCACCGTCGGGCCGCCCGATGATGGAGGTCACGCGCTCCAACTGGGACCGCGGAGCGCGACGCAGCGAAGTCGGGTCCAACGTCCTCGTTCTCCGCAAGGCGGATGGCACGGTACCGGCATACGTGGCGGGGGAGGAAACCTGATGGGCGTCTTCGACGGCAGCATCTACCGCATCCGCGTCCAGTGGGACGACGAACCTGACTGGGACGGGCCGTACACGGTTGAGGTCTACACCGACGACCCGGCGGCCTACTTGGCACATCAGGACCCGCGGCCCGACCACGCCAGCGTTCACGAACTGCACTACACCGTCCGGGACACGGACTTCAGCTACGGCGACTACGTGGAGGTGCCGTGATCGGCGACGAACCCAACCTCCGCATCGTCCGCGCCGACCCCGACGAAGAGCCGGTTTGCTGCGACAAGCCGCGCAGCGTCTACGCGGCGTGGCCCTGGCTGACGGAGGAGTTCATGAGAGAGGTGGAAGGAACATGAGGGCCTATCGGAAGTCGGCCACGCTTCATCAGTACTGCGTCTACCTCACCACCGAGGAGCGGGAGCGGCTTCTCGAAGAACTGCAACGGGTCGTCGATCCGTCCTTCTGGCCGACGCTGTCGCGGCTCTACGCACACCTGAACGCACCGAGAGGAGAGGGCGCATGACGAAGCGACTGACACTCACGCTGGACACTGCGAACGGCGACCCGAAGTTCCCCGTCTATCAGCTCAGCATCAACGTCATGGCCGACCCGAACAACGGGCACGGCTTCCGCTTGATGGGTCCGAAGTACGTCGGCCGGAGTCGGAACCTGCGGACCGTGGAGCTGGACCAGCGAGACGCCGACGAGATCTGCGCCATTCTCAACGAGGTGTTCCCGACGGAGGAGGGCGCATGAGCGATCGACAGTTCAAGGACTGCGACGGCGACACGTGGACGGAGTTCGAGCCGGGCAGGCTGCGGCTGACAAAGCGCGCGAACGGTTCACCCGTCTCGAATGACTGCGAGTGCAGCATCGAAGATGCCCGTGACGACCACGGCCCCCTCACCGAGGTCCGCCCCGACGTCGACGTCCGCGCGCAAGTGGTTGCCGACCTCCGCACGAAGGCCGCGCGTGACTGGCCAGGCATCGGCGTATTCCTGGAAGACATCATCGCCATCGTAGAGAGGGGGCCGAATGGCGAACCCGTCGAAGGCTAAGGGCACCGCCTGGGAGTCCCTCTGGACCGCCTACATCCGCGAGCACCACAACCCCGCTGCCCATCGCAACGTCCAGACGGGCTCGAAGGACATCGGCGACGTCAGCGGCTACTACCTCCACGCCTCGGAGCTGAAGGCGGAGCGGACGATCACCCTCTCCTCCTACATCGAGCAGGCGAACCGGGAGGCCGTCCACGCCGGCGAGCCCTTCGGCTGCGCGGTCGTCAAGCGGCGCATGAAGGGCGTCGCGGACGGCTACGTCGTGCGCGATGTGGCGACGGATGTGCGGCTGCTGAACCGGCTGCAGGAGATGGAGGGCGCTCTCCAGGACGTCGCCTTCGACCGCTGGTACGCACTCGACAAGCAGCACAGGGAGGCCGCATGAAGCAGCGCATCGAGTTCAAGGCGTTCGTCGACATGTACGACGACGAACCGCTGAACCTGACCGACGCGAAGGGCTGGGTGGAGACAGCTCTCCTTCGCGGAGACAAGCACGCCAGCGAGTACACGACCACGTTGGATGACGTCACGTTCTTCTCCACCGTCGGCGACGACGAGTAGCCCGCAAATCGACTCACGCAAGTGCCTAGCCCCCTGACTCTCCGGAGCAGGGGGCTTTTGGCGTAGGAGACCGCCCACGACGGAAGGAGAGCCGTGCGACTGACCGACATCCTGGATCGATTCGGCAGGGTCGAACAAGATCATGATGGCTGGCTGGCTCTGTGCCCCGCGCACAACGACCAGACGCACCCCTCACTCAAGCTGACGCTGAAGTCTGACGGCATGCTGCTCATGGTCTGCCGGACCGGCTGCGCGAAGGCGGACATCCTGAAGGCTGCCAACCTGACGGCCGCGGATCTCTTCAACGTCGACGGCCAGGGCGTGAAGACGATCAGCGCGAAGGCGCCGGAATCCATTGGCCCGGGGGAGATCGCCGGACTCCGCATGTTCGTCGACGAGGCGTCGGCCGCACTGGCTGGCACCCCGGAGGCGGTGGCGTACCTGGCCGACCGCTTCGGCCTCACGGTGGAGCAGGCGGAAGACCTGGACGTCGGATACGCGGCGCCCGGAGACCGCTCGCAGCCCTGGCTGACGCGCGGCTTCACCCGGTACCCGCGGCTGACTGTCCCGCTCATCGGCTTCGACGGTGTGGTTCGCGGCCTTCAGGGGCGGGACCTGTCCGGCAAGTGCCCCGCACGTTGGGTGTCGCTGGCAAACGTCGACGGCAAGACGTGGGCCAAGTACGGCCAGCTCTCCGCCGGCACGGGCTACGACACGATCCTTGTGACCGAAGGCCCGGGGGACGGACTGACTTCCGTCGGTGTCGGCTATGACGCGCTGATCATCCGTGGCGCCGGTCTGGCCCGGAACGCCGGCCTCGTCGCCGAACTCGTGGAGCAGCTCCGCGGCCGTGACGTTGTGCTGGCCTTCGACCCTGACGACGCAGGAGCGCGCGGTATCGGCGCCCTGGCAACGGCGCTCGTGGCCGACGGCAATCACCCGAGGCAGCTCCCGTTCCCCAACGCCAAGGAGGACCTGACCGACTGGCGGGAGAGGACGCCAGCGACGTTCCCCGCGGAGCTTCACACCGCCGTTCGCTCCGCCCCTGTGGTGGACCTGGAGCAGCCCAAGACACCCGCACCCACACCGCCGAAGGAGGCTGACATGCCCGCCACTGACGCCGCACTGGACACCATGTCGGAGTCCGCGCGCAGCCTCTTCGACAACACCGACGTCGGCATTGCCGTCATGCTCCGCGACTTCATCACCGCCAACGGCGGGGGAGTCCGGTACGCCAAGGGGCTCGGCTACCTCTGCTGGGACGGCAAGGTGTGGGCGCCGGGCGGCGACAAGGTCCGCGAGTACCTCCATCTGATGGGCGCCGAACTGATCGCTTCGGCCGACGACTCGAAGCGCCGGCTGGCACTGAAGGCGCTGTCGAACCGAAGCATCGACGCCGTGATGAAGGAGCTGCCGAGTGCGCCGGGAGTGCCCGCGCAAGCCGCGGACTTCGACGCGAATCACGAGCTGCTGAGCGTGGAGAACGGGACGGTCAACCTGCGGACTGGCAAGCTTCAGCCACACGCCCCGTCGGACATGATCACCAAGCGCCTCGATGTCGCTTACCACCCGGACGCACCTGCGGAGCGTTGGAACCAGTTCCTGACGGAGGTGTTCCCCGGACACCCCGATCTCCCTGGATTCATGAAGCGGCTCGTCGGCTACGGATGCACCGGGAGCACGTCGGAGCACTGCTTCGCCTTCCTCCACGGGCAGGGGAGCAACGGAAAGTCGGTGTTCCTTGACGCGCTTATCCACGTGTTCAAGGGCGTCACGCAAGCGACGCAGTTCAGCACCTTCGAGAAGTCCGTGAACGTCGGCCAGGCAAGTCCCGAACTGGCGTCCCTCCGTGGGGCGCGGCTCGTGACGGCGTCGGAAACGGAGAAGTACAGCCGCCTGGCTGAGGCGCTCGTGAAGCAGCTGACGGGAGGCGACCCGATCACGTGCCGCTTCCTGAACCAGAACCCGTTCACCTACGTGCCGTCGTTCCTCCTTCTTGTGGCCGGCAACTTCAAGCCCGCGATCCTGTCGCAGGACGAGGGGACCTGGCGTCGGGTCAAGCTGATCCCCTTCGACGCCACGTTCTCCTACGCCCGTGGCAACAAGGACACAACCCTCCCCGCCAAGCTGCGCGAGGAGGCGGAGGGCATCCTCGCTTGGTCCGTCGCCGGCGCCGTGGAGTGGTACGCGAACGGACTTGGTGAGCCGACGTCCGTCGCCACCGCCACGCAGGACTACCGGGAGTCGGAGGACCGCCTTCAGGAATGGCTGAACGCATGCCTCGTCAAAGAGGAAGGCGCGCGGGTTGCCCCCATGGCTGCCCGACGTGCCTACGCGGAGTGGGCAGAGGATGCCGGACTTGACCGCAAGGAGCGGCTGTCTGGTTGGGCTTTGGCCGTCGAACTTGAGAGCCGCGGGTTCAAGAAAGCTAAGAAGCGGGGCGCTTGGGGCTTTGACGGACTGCGCCTCATGACGGACCAAGAGAAGCAGACCGCGAGTCGACTCGCGGAGGCCGTTGACGAGCCCGCCGGCCATGCCGGTCCAACCGATGTGTTTGGCCAGCCCAAAAAGGAGGCGTGATGGCAGAGCAGTGGCGTGCAGTTCCGGGCTTTGCGACCTACAGCGTGAGCGACCTGGGGCGGGTGCGTGGTCCGCGTGGCTGGGTGCTCAAGCAGGCCATCAACTATCGCAACAGCTACCACTACGTGTCGCTTTGGGCGGGCGGCAGGCAGACGTCATGGAACGTGCACCGAATCGTGTTGACGTCCTTCGTCGGCCCGCGTCCGGACGGCATGGACGGTTCGCACCTGAACGGCGACAAGGCGGACAACTCGCTGGCCAATCTCCGCTGGGAGACCAAGAGCGAAAACATGCGGCGCCAGACGGACCACGGCACGCGGCGGGACCAGCGCGGGGAGAAAAACAGCATGGCCAAACTGACGGCTGACGATGTGGCGGAGGTGCGACGGCAGCTTATTGACGGGTGCACTCAGACCGCGATAGCGCGCCGCTACAGCGTGAGTTCCTCACTCATCAGCATGATCCACACTGGGAAGATCTGGGGGCACGTCGCATGAGGTACTTCCCGTACACCATTGCCGGCGACGAGACCATGACGCGCGTCCCAGAAACAGCCGCCGACCTAGACGAGTTCCGTCGGTGGGTGACTCGCAAGGTGCAGTCGGGTGAGGTGGTTGGGGCGGATTCAGAAACAACGGGCTTGGACACCTTCAGCCCGGCGTATCGCCTCCGCACAGTGCAGCTGGGCGACGCACGGGACGCGTTCGTGCTCCAGGTGGAGGACCGCCCGCTGATGCAGGAGGCAGCCCGTTGGGCGCTCCTGACGCTCCCACGGCTTGTGTTCCACAACGCCACCTTCGACCTGCTGGTCCTGGACCGACACCTTGGCACCCCGCTGGAGGTGCTGGGGCCGAAGGCGACCGATTCCAAGATCGTGGCCCATCTGTACGACTCGCGCCCGTCCCACGAAGGCGGGTATGGCCTGCGGCTGAAGGAGCTGTGTGCGAAGGACGTCGACCCGTCGGCGCCGGACACGCAGGAAGACCTGACGAAGGTGTTCCACTCCATCGGTGAGACGAAGGCCAGTGGGTGGGCCGCGATCGACATCAACCACCCGACATACTTGGCGTACGCCGGCTTGGACGCGATCCTCGTCTCCCGACTCCTGCCGGTCCTGGAGGAGCGTCTCCGCTCCGTCGGTGTGGCACAGCGTCTCGTCGACTTCGAGCACCGCGTGATGCTCGTTTGCGCCAAGATGGAGCGGCGCGGGATGCTCGTGGACCAGCCGTACGTGGCCGACCTCGTGGGCCGGCTGGAGGAGGAGGCCAAGCTCCACGCGGGCAAGGCGACGAAGTACGGCGTGACGTCGGTGAACTCCCCGAAGCAGGTGGCGACGGCTCTTGTCGGCATGGGGGAGACGCTAACGGAGACCACTGACAGTGGGGCTCTGAAGGTGGACAAGTCCATCCTGCTGGACCTGGCCGACCTGGACGAGCAGTGGCAGCCGCGCGGGGCTCGCAAGGCAAACCCGCTGGCTGACGCCGTGCTCCGCAGCAAGCGGGCGGGCAAGTGGTCGACGTCGTACGGCATCGCCATGCGCGACGGTGTGGACTCTGACGGGCGTCTGCACCCGAAGATCAACAGTCTCCAGGCGCGGACGGCACGGATGTCCATCTCCAACCCGCCGTTGCAGCAACTGCCGTCGGGGGACTGGACGATCCGGCGCGCACTCCTGGCCGACCCGGGGATGCGCATGTTCAGCGTGGACTACAGCGCCGTGGAGATGCGCGTCCTGGCTGCCCTGGCCAACGAGACCACCATGAAGCGCGCGATCACAGAGGGGAGGGACCTGCACGACTTCACCGCGGAACTCATCTGGGGCCCGAACTTCACCAAGCGACACCGCAAGATGGGCAAGGGCGTGGGCTTCGGCAAGGTCTACGGGGGAGGCGCAACGACCCTCAGCAGGCAGACCGGCGCACCCCTGGCTGAGGTGAAGACCGCCATTGCCGCGTACGACCGGGTGTACCCCGGAGTCAAGCGCTACTCGCAGAAGCTTCAGCGCGAGGCACGCAGGGACGGCTACATCGTCTGGACTCCCGTCGGCCGGCGGCTCCCGCTGGACCGGGACCGTGTGTACGCGGCGACCAACTACGCGGTGCAGTCGACCGCGCGGGACGTGCTGTGCCAGGCGGTGTTGGACATGGACGACAAGGGCCTGACGGACTACCTGCTTCTGCTCATCCACGACGAGGCGTTGGGCTGCGCTCCCGCGGAGGACGTGGCGGAGATCGCGAAGGAGGTGGGCGATGCCATGCGTATGGACTTCTTCGGTGTCCCTCTCGACACCGACCCCGACGTCGGTGGCCGATCCTGGGGAAGCCTGTATGGCGCCGACTACTGAGCGGCTGGGGCCCGCGCGGCTGCCCGCGCCATCGGTGCGTCGGGTGACCGGAGTTGACCGGACGGCAGTGGCTGGATTCGTCCCCGCTGCCGTCCGTCCGACATCCCGCCTGCGTCCCATATCGCCCCCTATGCGTGCAGCTGAGCCACCCCACGGACCATCACACCGTGACACTCTGCGACGGTGGGAGGAGCTGGAGTGGTGGGCCTGTGTCTACTGTGACTCCTCGTTCGGCCCAATGGTTGTAGCGGAAGTGGACCACGCAATTCCCCTTGCGAAGGGGGGTGTTCACGAGGAGTTCAATCTCGTGCCGGCGTGCGCCGAGTGCAACAGGGCCAAGTCTGATCTGGACATGTCCGACTGGTTGTCAGTTCTTGCAGCTCAGCCGGATACGGAGCGCGAAGTTACGGTTACGCGCTGATGTTCTGACGTGTGATCAACACGCGCACACGTTCTCCACATGTCACAGATCGGTAACACGTTTCATCGTTCCAGTAACTTCGGACGGCCGACATAACCGCAGGTCGGGCCACTCGGCCGACATAAGTACGACTAACCCTGTGTGCTCACAGGTAGGGCAAATGGGCGCATACCGCCGGTAACACCCCTCGCATACCAGCCGCTTGACGATTGCCCGGGGAGGGCCCGTGACCTACAGTCCAACTCACGTCGCAGACGGACAGCATCTGACGGATCTTCTGGACACGCTCCAGCGTGACCTGATCGAACTCCGTCAGATGGCGTCGATCTACGAAGACGCAGTAGCCATGCCGGGCCGACGGCCCGCTGTGGATCCGGATGGGACCGGACGTGCCGGAACGCACGACCCCTCTCGCCCGACGGAGAACACCGCCCTGGACAGCGCTCGTGGAGCGCTACAGAAGCAATTGGAAATTGGCATCTCGTATACCACATACGCAGTCGCGTACGTGCGAGGTGTTACCGCATCAATGGACCGAGCCCTCAGTCACTGGGAGGGGGAGGACGTCCACGTTCCGGGGGAATGCAATGAACGTACTGACGGGGCCGCGCTCAACGTCGAAGCAGGCGGCCAGCCTTCAGAGCCTGTCGGAATCGATGGGTCTCCCGCTCCTGCACAACTCTGAAGACGATCTCATCGACGCAGAGACCCTCTACCGAGCAGCCGGCTGGGATTCCTGCCCGCTCGCTCTCGCCGACGTTGACATTGCCGACGCCTACGGACTCCTGATCAAGGACGTCTAGCTCCGCAAGTCGACTCACGGAACCCCGCAGCTGTCAGCCTGCGGGGCTCGCACGCCCAACACAAGCATCACGCCAGGGGCTGGGCGACGTGCGCCCTGATGCACCGCATCGTGTGTGACGCGGGTCACAAAAGTCCCGTGCCACATTCCGCGCCCAGCACCCCATAACCAATTCACACGAAGCACTCACGAGGAGAAGCCATGTCGATGCCGGTCACCGTGACAGACGCTCAAATTCTTTCCGCGCAGGGTGGGGACGAGATGGCGATGTGGGATGTTATCTCCGCCTTCGAACCCATGATGCGCACTATCATCCGGAGCGCCGCCCCTGCCGCGGACGCCGACAAGGCGGAAGATCTGCTTCAGGAAGCACGCATCGCGCTGCTGCAGCACATTCGCGAGTACTCCACGGAAGGCACGGCAGCCGCTCTCTCCTCGTTCGCATATCGCGGGATCCACCGCGCCGTTGCGGAGGAGTGGATTCGGATGTCCAGCCCCTTCAAGGTCGACCCGACCTCGGTCATCAGGGTCCGTCGCGCACTTTGGGAGGCGAGCGGCGACGTCGAAGAAGCCTGGTTGATCGTATCGGCCGACGCACAGGCGAAGCGACAGATGTCGCGTGAAGTCTTTGTGAGTATTCGTGAAGCACTCATGGACGTCAGCAGCCTGGAGGCCCCCCTCGCCTCCAGCGAAACCGGCGTCACACTGGGCGACACCATCCCTGACGAGACGTCCGGCTTCACCGACTCCACCGAGCGTCGCGACCTTGCTCGCTGGCTGCTGACGCAGATTCCGCAGCGTCAGGCGTACGCGCTGCGCGCCTTCTACGGCATCAACGCCCTGAAGCAGACGGACGAGCAGACAAGCGACGAGCTGGGGCTCAGTGCAGCCAAGAACTGCGCCGCACTCCGAACAACCCGCCGCAACGGCGTCCGCAGCGCCCGCAACGTCGCAGCCGGCAACCACATCACGCTCGCTGCGTGAGTCATTCGCCCACCTATCCCGAATGGACAACGACCATGAACTTCCCCTCTCTCGATGACTACGACGTCCAGGGCGTGCGACCGGAGGAGGCCGCCCTCTGGGGCGGTGACGTCCTACTGGCCGTGGAAGCCCGCAGCGACGACGAACCGCTCGACGGCTACATCTTCGAGTGACCTCCGTGAGTCGACTCACGGAGTCCGTAAGACCTGCAGAGGAGAGAGCATGACGGAATACAAGATCACGTGTCAGGACACCCCTGCCGACTCGATCCAAGCGGTAGGTGGGTCCCCCTTCACGGATGGCCTTGTCGCCTTCTACACGGGCGGCTGTGACAGCGTCTACGCCACTCCGGACGACGCCCGCACCTTCGCCCGCGACATCCTGGCCCTGGCCGACGAGGTCGACGGGGGAGAGGTGCCGGAGGCCGCCGCAACCGTCAAGGTCGGCGACGTCGTCCGCGTCGTGAAGGACGACCTCCACATCCGCACGGGGGAGTTCGTTGGTGCGGTCGGCACAGTGCATCTCATCCACGGCGGGGGGTCGACCCTTCCCTACCGACTCGCCTTCGACGACGACCAAGACGTCCCGTACCCGACCTGGAACGTCGCGGAGGTGGAGCCGGCAACCGAGCCCACCCCTGATGAGCCCCTGGCCGACTGGGAGCGGGAACTCCTGGCCGACAAGCCCACCCTCGTGACCGTCAAGGTAGGCGACAGCGTCAACATCCTTCGTCCGGAGAGCGTCCTCCCGGAGTACCGGGGAGTCGTCGGCGTGCTGACCCGCATCGACGACACGGAGTGCAAGTACCGCGTCCAGGTTGGCACTCAGGAGGACGACAACATCGTTTGGGCTTACGAGGTGGAGCCCGCAGCGTCGACCGTCGCCGCAACCCCCGTCCCGTCCCGCGCGCTGCGGCTGGGTCAGGCTTCCACCATGATGGGCGACCAGCCGTACAGCGCCTACGACTTGATCGCACTGGCCGACTACCTGGCAGGAGACAACGCATGAGCGACATCAAGGTTGGCGACCGGGTCCGCGTGGTCCGGAAATACCAGGTCGGCGAGAGCGACTACGACGGTCAGCACGGCACCGTGACACGTCTGGACGTCGGCGACCACTATCCCTACTACGTGCAGTGCGACGGACAGGGTTTCTCGGTGTGGATGCACGAGGTACAGCCCCTGACGCCTGCCACGTACGGAGACCGCGAGTCCCTCGTCACCCGCGCCAAGACCCTTCTGGCCGGCACCGAGCACACGGGCGCCGACGTGGTCGCGATGGCGGCGTTCCTGGCCGGCGGTGACGCATGAACGACAGGTTCCTGACCTTCAACCCGCACCGCAACGTCGCGTGGACCAGCAACAACCAGGAGCGTCACGTTCGCACCGCACTGGCCACAGGCCGGCGATGGGGCGTGAAGGTCATGGTGTGGGAGAACGTCGACGGCGACTGGCGCCTGATCGAAGACCCGGACACCTACTTCGCGGAGTAGCTGGCAGGGGGAGTTCCGCAAGTCGACTCACGGAACTCCCCCGCAGGTGTTGTGTCGGCCGACATATCTGTGCCATAGTCGGAGCACGCCAGGGACTCACGGAGAGTCCGGCAGGGGAGGACGACATGAACTGGACCACCGAGACGCTTCGTTCCGGAGTCGCGATCGACACGGCATACGACCACCGCCGGGAGCTGGCTTCGGTTCCGGGCACCTGGTACCGCGTTCGTCAGGGCGACGTCCTGATCCTCACCACCCGCAACCGGGGCGACGCACTGCGCCGGTTCCAGCGGACCGCCAGCAGTGCCTACACCGCCCCCAAGTGCGGCCCTAAGACTGTGTCGCACACGGCCGGCGGGGGACTCACCTACCTCTACTGCACCGCTCCCGCCGGTCACGCCGGCAAGCACACCACCAACTAGCCGAAACGCCCTCCGGGGCGTCCGCGGGGACTGGCCTACCCGCGCTGATGAGGCAGGCCGTAGGAGAGGACCAGGTATGTGCCCCTGCTGTGGAGCCGAAACCAACCGCTTCAACACCGACTGTGAGCCGTGCTTCACCGCTCTTCTCGAAGGTCGAGAGTGCGTCCACGCAGTCGACGCTCACGCAAGTCACTGACCCACCCGCCCCGCATAGGAAAGCCCACGGCGCCCCCAGCGCCAGGGCGCGCGGTTCGAATCCGCGGCGGGGCACTCAACGTTAGATCATCGTCAGGAGGCGCCATGCTCGCATGCAAGTGCGGAGCCCACACCTATCGGTCTCACCTGAAGAAGTGCACCGCCGGCTACCCGGGGCACGCCTACCGCGGACCGGGCGGGGCCTGGACGACCAACGAGGAGCCCCAGTGTTCCGACGCCTGAAGATCCGACGCGCAGCCCGCGCCCTCCACGAGACGCACCCGTATCTCTCGCTCCCCGTCGCCCGTACCCGCGCCACGCGCATGGTGCAGCGCTACCCGAAGGCCACCACGCAGCGGGTGGGGGAGTACTTGGTTCACGAAGAGCGGGTCCGCATCATGCTCGCGGCCATGCTGGAGAACACCGTGCACAAGGCACCGACGGAGGAGACATCGTGACAGACGTGACGTCGACAACCCCGACCTACTACGGCGTGTACGCCCGTCAGAACGGCGTGACGGTTTGCGAGGTGGCCACCATCGGCAGGGGCGTCACCTACGGCGAGGCGCGGGCCATCGCACGCGAACTCCAGGAGGAGTACCCGGAGTCAGTCGTCTGGATCGGTGCCGGCCTGTCACTGCACGGCCCGGTGTACGCGTCCGTTCTCGTCGCCGCTCGCGACATCCGACGAGGGGACGAGTTCACGGTCCACCGTCACGCCCGGACTGCGGCACACGACGCCGTAAAGATCATCCGCGGCAGCTTCCACGTGATGTTCACGGACGGCGGAGAGGCGTACCTGCCGGCGCACCGCATGGTCCCCGTTAACCGGCCCGCGGAGCGGCCGTGCGCTACCGCGTGACGTTCGAAAGCGGCTGTTCCGCGGTCGTCGACGACGTCGCACAGCGCCACTTCCTCCGCCAAGCGGTCGGCCGCGGATACGGGCGGACGAGGGTGCGCGGTGGATGGGTCATCACGCTGCCGGGGGAGACGCTCGTCGCGATGCTCCGTGAGTCGACTTACGGAGGTTCGGCGCTAGGTGTTGTGTCGGCCGACATAACTGTGTCATAGTCGGAGCAACGCAAGGCACTGACGAAGGAGTGGACATGAAGGCTTACAAGATCAAGGGCACTACGAACGACGTCACCACTTGCGAGCTGTGCGGTCGGCCGGAGCTGAAGGGCACGGTGATGCTCGCCCCGCTGGACGTCGACGGCAACGAGGACGGCGACGTCTCGTACTTCGGTACCTCCTGCGCCGCTAAGGCGTCCGGCTGGACGGTCCGGGAGGTCAACGCGGGCGTCAAGGCCGCGAAGGTGCAGGCCGCTTCGGAGGAGCGGAACCGGGTCATCGCGGAGCGGGAGGCAGAGAACAAGGCGTACATCCGGTGGGTTCAGGAGACCTACGGCACCGGCGCCACGTTGAAGGCCGCCGTCCAGGAGTTCGGACTCGTCGGTCTGCGGAAGCAGTTCCTGGCCGCCCGCGACGCCGTGGACGAGGCGACGGAGCCGGTCACCGTCGACGCCGCCCAGGCCGTCCCCTTTGTCATCGAGCCGCGCGGGATGGTCTACCGGAACGACGGAACGTGCTTCCAGTGGATGCGGGTCATCAACGGCAAGGTGTTCCACTTCGCTCTGTATGGTCCGGTCGACTACTGGCAGAGCGGAGTCACGTGCCGCGTGTACAGCCACCCCTACGGCAACGTGTTTGAGAAGACCGTCGTGCACAAGAACATGCACGTGACGGAGTATGTCGCCCCCGCAGCACGCGCAGCCTGACCCACCCGCGGAGCCCCTGGAAGTAGAGATCCCAGGGGCTCCACTCGCACACCACCACGCACGCCCCCGTTCACGAGTGAGGAACCATGACTACCAACGCCCCCGCCCCGTGGGCCGTCAGAGCCACCCGGAAGCACGGTCAGACGACCGTCCTCTACGCCGCCCTGGCGCTCTCCGCGCCCGGTGAGTACGCGCTCGCACAGATGGCCGGCTGGGATCACCGTGTGGCCTGGCTGATGCCGGCCGTTTTGTCGCTCTATGCGGCGATCAGCGCCAGCGTTGCGAAGGCTCAGAAGACAACGGCCCGCGAACTCGTCGGAACGCCGCAGGAGGCGGAGGCCAAACGTCGTTCCGCCAACGCAACGTGGGGCGCTCTCGTGGCGCTGCTCATCGCAACGGCCGCACAGGTTGCGGAACACGTGCTCACAACGGGCGCAACGGGCACGCGGGCATGGGTTGTCATCATCGTCAGCGCCGTTCCGCCGTTGGTAGCGGCCCACGTGCTGCACATCGACCCGCCGATGGAGCTGGAGCCGACGGAGGAGCGCGAGACACCCGCGTGGCTGCCACAGGAGGCCCTTCAGGAGCCTGCGGAGGAGCCGGAGCGCCAACTCCCCGCGCCGCCCGTGGAAGAGCCGGAGAAGCCCATCCTGGTGACCTACAGGGAAGCCGCTGATGCTCTCGACGTCGCTGCGGAGACCGTCCGCGGGTGGAAGGCGCAGGGAAAGATCATCAGCTACCCCGGACAGGGCACCAACAACGTTCTGGTTGACCTCCGGGAATGCCAGAGCGTCAAGGCCCGCCGTTCAGTCAGCGTTTAGGAGAGATCATGCGAGAAGAACTGTCGGACGAGTGGAGTCGGTGCGTCGTTGTGTCGACGGGTGGCTTCCTGGACTCCGGAATTGTCGGGGTGTGGGTTGGGGATGACACGGACGAGAACGGCGCCCCCTCCCTGCGTATGCCGGCCAACGATACGCGGAAGCTGGCACACACTCTGCTCCGGGCAGCGGACGAGGCGGAGGGCGTCAATCACTTCGACGCCCTGGAGGCCCTGATCGTAAAGATCACGCGCGAGAGAACGGCCGCCTTCATCCGCGCCAACATCGACATGCAGGGCCTGGACTTCCCGGACGCGGAGAGCGTCGCGGTGTGGCTGGAGGAGAGCTGATGAAGATCACCGCGGAGCGTGTCACCGGTCACGTCTTCGTGGTCGCCATCGACGAGACGGAGGCCCTGGAGCTGTTCGACCGGGACAACACCTACGACGCGGAGCGGGAGGCGATCGAGCACGAGAACTACCGGAACCGCTACGACCGTCACCACTCCGGCGAGACCATGAACACGTACCGCATCGAAGTCCGGGCCGAGAAGGTCCACTGAGCACCATCGAGAGCCCTCGTCGCACTCCGCGGCGGGGGCTCTTTTGCGTTCAGTGCGCCCTTGACGGACCGGTCCGACAGCGCAACTCTCGTAGAACATCCTGCAACGTCCGCGACCATGGAGGCGTCATGACGTTACATTTCATCGCGAAGGACCCGAACACGAACGGGGAGAACTGTCCCACCGTGTGGTTCGACGACGAGGCACAGGAGTTCGTCGTCCAGGGGTGGAAGGCGGACGAGATGCTTCAGCTGAAGTGCCTGGAGGCCGGTCCGATCCCCGACTCCGAAGCCGTGGTCCGGCTCCCCGCGCGCATGATCGACGTACTGAAGGCGGTGATCGAGGTTGCAGAGCGTTCCCCCGTTCTCTGAACTCCTGGCCTCGTGCCGGACGTCGGCCGTCCACCTGGAAACGCGCGACGTCTACGGCGTGGTGGAGGAAGACAAGGACTTCGCCGCGTGGAAGGACGGATGGGCGTACGACATCGACGACCGGTCGTCGTGGTGGAACGACTTCCATCAGACCGTCGCCGATGGCGTCGCCCGTGGGATCGCCGTGCGTCGGCTGCGAGTGGTCTCCGAGCCCGTGTCCGACTACATCCGTTACGAGCATTCGTGCACGCCGCAGAATCTCGCGGCCGGCGAGGACGTCAGGTGGCTCCCGCGGCGCCTGGCGTCGGATCTGCTCTTCCCGGGCAATGACTTCTGGCTCTTCGACGAGCAGGCAGTGAAGTTCGGTCTGTTCACCGGAGAGGGACGGTTCGTCAGGCACGAGATGTCATACGAGCCGACCGTCATCAAGCAGTGTGCGAGCGCCGTGGACGCTGCGTGGGAGCGCGCGATCCCGCACGCGGAGTTCCAGGTCTGATCCGTGTCCGAAGCCCCGTACCCGTCAGCCCGCATCCACGAAGCGCATGAGCGCGTTGCCGCTCGCCTTCGGGAGCTCCGTCTCGATGCGGGACTGACGGGCCGCGAGGTGGCCGTCCGCACGGGCTGGCAGACGTCGAAGGTCTCCCGGCTCCAGACCGGTGCCACGCTGCCCGCAGACGACGACATCCGGGCATGGTGCCGGGCGTGCAACGTGGAGGACGAGGCGGCCGACATCATCGCCGCTGCTCGCGATGCCGGGTCGATGTACATGGAGTGGCGACGCCTCCAGCGGACCGGCATGAAGCGGGTGCAGGAGTCCCGGACGCCCATCCACGAGCGGACGAAGGCGCAGCGCGTCTACAGCTCCAGTGTCATCCCGGGAATGCTTCAGACGCGCGCGTACGCCGCTGCCCTGCTCTCCAACATCGCCCGCTTCCACGGCACCCCGGACGACTCCGCGGAGGCCGCTGACGCCCGCGTGGCACGATCCCAGATCATCCGCCGGCCAGGGCGCACGTTCTCAATCCTCGTGGAGGAGTCAGTACTCCGTCGACGGGTGGGCAGCGCGGAAACCATGGCGGCACAGCTGGGGCACCTCCTGACGACCGCTGCGCTCCCTGCCGTCTCCCTTGGCGTCATTCCCGCCTCAGCGCCCGCCATATGGCCGCTGGAGACATTCACGGTGTACGACGACACCACGGTCTATGTGGAGCTGCTGACGGCCGCACTGACGATTACGGCGCCGTCGGAGATCGCTCAATACCTCGCCGCGTACGGCGAGATGGCTGACGCTGCGGTGTTCGGCCAGGACGCCTATCGCATCATCGCGGGCGCCCTCTCGGCACTCAGCTGAAGAGCCATAGAATTCCGTAGAACTTCGTGGAACCTGCGCCTTTCCGACTCCTACTGTCATCACTGAGACGACACGCGGCGGAGGTGCGGGAATGGACAAGACAGCAATGTCGGGCCCGGTGTTCTTGACGGATCCATTGCCAGACGAACCCATCCCCGTCCCGGGATGCGACGTCTGCCGCGGATTAGCGGCTTGGTGGCGTCGTGCAATGGATCCGAAGAGCGAGTCCTATGACCCTTCACGAGCGTCGGACTGGGCAATCGAGATCCGTCGGCACCCGCACCCGAAGAAGCAGGCGACGGCATGAGCACCCGCGCGCTGATTCGCCCCGTGACGCATCGAATCGTTCAGCACCCGGACACCGACGTCACGTACGAGGCGGAGTGCCTTCATTGCGCGTGGACGGCCACCCCCTCGACGTCCACGAAAGCGGTAGACGTCGAATGCATGAGCCACGCGGGACGGAGCAATCATCGCGGATTCCGACGGGTAGTTACCGGATTCGCGTTCGTCGTCCGTGAGGGAGAGGACCCCGTACCGCCGCCCGTCGCGTCCCCCGCGTCGACGAGCACCTAGGTACGGGTCCGTGTCTGCCGACGGACACGGACAGGGGGAGGCGGCGTCATCCCACCCGGCGGCGCTGCCTCCTCCCCACAAGCCCGCGCGCTAGGGGCGTCACCTCCGGCGCGCGGTGGACGGCTGGGGCCGGTTCCTCCGGGGTAGCCCGTGAGGTCGACATGCCGGCCCCGGACCGTCCATGAGCCCCCGTTCTTCCCTGTGGGAGAGCGGGGGCTCTGACGTGTGGGCATAGCTTCTGCGTTGTGAGACGATGCACTACGGGCAGGCGTGATGTGTCGAGTCACAACCTAGGGCTCAATCGCGCCCAGCCCCTGTGACCAGTAGGGAGAACATGCTCACATGGAACCCATGAGGGTATTCACGTACCGGCGCATCTCACGCGTCACCGAACGGACGACAAGCATCGAGCGGCAGGGGGAACACCTCGTCGCAGAATGTGAACGCCGAGGATGGGTCATCGTGGACGATTTCGCAGACGAGGGCGTCAGCGGGGCCACCGACCCATCAGAGCGGCCGTACATGTCGAAGATGCTTGCCAGACTGGATGAGGTCGACGCAATCGTCTTCTATCGCCTGGATCGCCTGTGCCGGTCGACGTTGGCGTTCGCGGAGCTGATGGACCTCTGCAAGCGCGTTGGTGTCGCACTCGTCAGCTGCACCGAACCTCTTGACCTCTCGTCACCTATGGGCGTCGCCATGGCGGAAATCATCGCCGTGTTCGCCAAGCTCGAAAGGGCAATGATCCGGGAGCGGTCGATGGATGCCCGGCGAAAGGGGATGGAGGATCAAAAGTTCGTCGGAGGACGATTCCCTTACGGCCTGACGCCGGCGCCGCACCCGTCCGGAAAGGGACGGGCGCTCGTCCGCGACGAAGAAGCCGCGAAGGTGATCCAACGGATGGCCGCAATGGTTGTAGCCGGACACAGCGCGACGGCTATCGCCAAAATCCTGAACGCGGACAAGGTACTCACGTCCCGCATGAAGGGTGCGACCGCCAAACTGGCCGGCGGACACGAAGCACAGGTGACGTACTGGCGGGGCAACGCCGTGCGCGCCGTACTGCGCAACAAGGTGCAGCTGGGCTACCGCATCCTGCCCAACGGGCGGCCGGAAACGGGCACCGACGGCCTACCGCTCATTGTGTGGGAGCCAGTTCTCACATGGGACGAGTGGGAAGCCGTACAGAGCGCACTGGACACCATGGCGGCCACCCGCACGCTACGGCACGACGCCTATTGGCTTCAGGGCGTACTCAGGTGCGGTGTGTGCGACGCCAGGATGACTCAAACCGTCGCTCACGGTCGTACGGGGCTCAAATGCGCCCAGCCCAACGAGAACAGGCATAAGCCCTCCCCGTTCATTCGGGCCGACGACCTGACCGACTGGGTCAACGCACACATGATGGCCGTGCTCGGGTGGTTGCCCATCGTCGAAAACATCTGGCACGCGGGCAGCAACAGCGCTCAGGAGCGCCGAGAGGTCGCCACCGCTATCAAGCGGCTGCGCGAGGACCGGAGCAAGGGGCTGTACGAGGGTGAGGAGGATGAAGCGGAATTCGAAGCGGCGATGACCACGCTGATGGCCAAGCGTCGCGTGCTGGCCAGCCTGGAGGACGAAGAGCCACGCTGGGAAACCGTGAGCACGGGACGACGCTTCCGTGACGTGTGGGAGTCGTCCAGCGAGGAAGCCCGCGCATCCATGATGCAGAACGCGGGACTTGTGGTCCGCATCGAGCCGGCGGGAGGCAAGCGACTGCCTGTAGGGGAGCGTGCTCGCATCGAGCCTGAGGACCCAATCGCTACGAGGTTGGCGGAAATCGAAGCGGAGGAGCGGGAATAGGCATCGTTTGGCAACGGATGGGTAACGTTACGGCTGGTCCGTCAGTCGCGCCCGTGGCCCCTCGTCGACGCCGCCTCCGCCCCCTCGTCGACGCCGCCCACCGCCTCCGTTATCCACAGGCGCCTGTGGATAACTACAGTGAGTGCTGATGGCGGGTCAATTTGTAGCGCTGCGTAGCTGCTTGCGTACCAGATTGGCCAAATGGACGAACTAGACCCCTATTTTCAAACCTTCCTTAACGCGTTAAGAGAGAAGTGAAAATAGGGGTTAGTTTGGCATTCTGTCGCCAGACTGTCCGGGGGTGGAGACGGCTCATGATCATCCCCATGCCACATGCACCCCATAACCAAGGTGAGGGAGGAACAGCGACGCCGGCGAATGGCGCGGCATCCTCTCCCTCCGACGGCCGGCAGCGCTCCCGTGCTCCCCGCACTCTCCTCCGGGTAGAGCGTGGTTGAGCGCTGCTGGCCGAACGGTCCTTTCGGCTAACGGTAAGCCGCCCAGGTAGCGCTTCGGCGTGAAGGGTAATCCTGGTTCGACTCCAGGCGAGACCACTGGACGAGGCGGAGCGATGCGCACGCTTGCGCGGTAGCTCAGTCAGGAAGAGCAGCCGTCAGCGACTTTCAGCCGTTGGCGGTGACGTCACGGGTTCGAATCCCGTCCGCGACGCCTCGTCTTCGACGTCATGCGCTCCGGGACCTCTCGGAGCCAGCCTCTGACGTCTATCACTCACCCTGCTCCTTGTGGGCAGGGTTTTGCTTCCGTAGCTCAGTGGTTAGAGCGTCCGCCTGTCGAGCGGAGGGGCGTCGGTTCGAATCCGATCGGGAGCGCAAAGGTACGGGGCTGCTTCGGCAGGAAAAGCCACCTCCCCGCGAACGTTGGAGCCTTGCGCACCGGGCCTAGAGCCAGGGAGGCGAAGGAGCGGCCCGACGTCACACACCTTTCGTAGCTCAATGGCTAGAGCCGCGCGTTGTGGTCGCGCTGATCCCGGTTCGACTCCGGGCGAAGGGACGACTGTCCACGAGGTGCCGGCAACGGGGCTCAAATGCCGTGGACAGCTCAAGGTCTCGTAGCTCAGTCTGGATAGAGCACCGGATTACGGATCCGGGTGTCGGAGGTTCGAATCCTTCCGGGATCACACAGTGCACGCCTAGCTAGCTCAGCGGTAGAGCGTCGGTTTCATACGCCGGAGGTCGGTGGTTCGAATCCATCGCTTGGCACTGACGGACGGTCGCAGGCGAGGGGAAACCATCGCACCCGGAGAACAGTCCGGTGATACTGCGGCCGACGTCGACACCCGAGCTTCACGGTTCGGAAGGACGGAAGAACAACGGGGATGGCGGACTACCGTGCGGCCCGCTTCCGTCGAATGGGCGTAGCTCAACTGGAAGAGCGGCGGTCTCCAAAGCCGCGTGTTGGAGGTTCGAGTCCTCCCGCCTGTGCAAGCCCCGGCGGACCGATCGACGAGGGAGAACCTGCTTTCGCGCAGGCCGCTCGAAGACATGCCGTCGGGGCTCCAAGCGTTGAGTCCTGGGAGGCAAGCGGGCCTGTAAAGCCTGCGCTGCGATAGCGGCTAGCGTGGTTCGATTCCACGGCGACGCACGACGGGGTGTGGCGCAGTTGGTAGCGCGCTCGCTTTGGGAGCGAGAGGACGAGTGTTCAAGTCACTCCACCCCGACCATAAACGCAGGCCCGCCAGGGAGGAACGATCCCCTGAGCGGGCCTGAGCTACGTCACGGCCCGACGCGCCTGAACGTCAGCATGACGCGATCACCCGACGGATGCGGCTCGCTGTACTCCAGCTTCCACCCCGCCATCTCGACGCGAGTGACGAGCCTTTCCGACTTGTGGACGCCGCCAATCGCCACGC